ATATTATAGCAATAATATAAACTATAACACATTGATAATCAACAATACACCATACACAACTACGTAGAAAACACCCCACCCCACCCCTATTATATGTAAGAATATCGGATGCAATCACCACCCCTAAAAATTTTTATTTTCCCCCATTTTTCGTCCAATTTCCCACATTTGTAAGAATGTTTTACTCTCCAAAAAAGCCGTATTTTTTCAATAACTCCCGTTATTCTCTAAAAAATCATCTATTTTCTAAATTTTACCCCTATTTTTTTAGAAAATTACTTGTTTTATTATCAAGTAGTTGTATATTTGCATAATGATGATAAAGAACATATATATATATTTTTAACCCTCAAAAGAGAGAAGAGAAGATGTTATTTTTAAGAATGAGACCTAATCCCAGTTCCGTTATGTTCTTTATGGTATGCTTATAAAAACGTTATATAATAAATATGGATAGGAAGGATTTAAAGGATTACGTACTTGGATTATTATCCGAACATTGCGATGAATATGCGGCTACGTTCAGGGATATATCTTTGGTTACAAGCAATCCTGAGCGCACAGACAGATACGGCAGACGTCTTGAGGAGTTATTCAGGGAGGGTTATGGTGTCTTGACGAGGGATAACACCTCTCATTATAGCTCCTTGTATGTTTTTACAGGTAAGATTTATGAGTTCATGGATTACAATGTCCTGTATGATGCCGTAGACAGGTGGCTTGAGAAGATGGGTGTTGCAGCTCGTGACCGTACCAATAAGGCCATGTATGCCTATATGAACCGCATAATCAATGTTATCCGGGATCATGAGCTTCGTCCTGACCTTAGTATTATGTGCTTCACTAACTGCGTCGTTGACATGAACCGGTTAAAGATCTATCCCCACTCTCCTCGCTTTGATTGTGTGAAGATGTACCCGTTCAAGTATGACCGCAAGGAGATATTCAACTGTCCTATATGGAGAAGTTTCCTCGGAGAGAACTGGATGCCTACGGACGATATGGACGGTGTTCTTCCTGAAAAGCACAAGCGGAGAATATTACAGATGTTTCTTGGGGCCTGTCTTGTCAACAGACGTAATATAAGCTTTGAGTATTTCCTGATATTGCAAGGTACGGGAGCAAACGGGAAGAGTGTTATCTACCGGGTGCTTAAGGACATGTTCGGAGAGGACGAGATACTTAATATCAAGATGAGCCAGTTTGCCAGCAGAGGTGATGAACAGCTTCGTGCTGCGTATTCCATGTCCGGGAAGAGGCTTATGTACTGTACGGAGAGCAACCGGGGTGATTTTAAGGATATGAGCATCATAAAGGCTATCTCCAGCGGGGAACCTATTGCCTGCCGGGGAATAGGCGGCAATATAACGATGATGCAAAGACCGCCTATCATGCTGTGTAACTCTAACTACCGTTGGCAGCCAAAGGACTTTCTTAACCGGGAGGACCCGGATGATGAGAGTATGCAGAGACGGGCGCTCGTGCTTAATTTCGACAAGACTATCCCCGTAGAGAAAAGGGATACCATGCTCGCGGAAAGGCTCAAATCGGAACATGCCGGCATAATGGCTTGGATAGTCAAAGGTCTTTGCGAGCTAAAGAAAAACAACTGGAGGATGCCGGAGAATCTCGGAGGAAAGATAGACATGAAGCTGGAGAGGATACGCTCTACGGTCATAGGACGGGACGGCAAGCTTGTGGACGGAAGCATATCGGAATACCTCAAATACAAGGAGTGCCAGCCCGAAGAATTTGAAGGAAGCGGCGTTATCAATTTCACATCATCGGAGATATACAAGAACTATGAACGATTCTGCAAGAAGAACGGGATTGTCCCTATGTCGCAAAGAAAGCTGGGCATCGACATGCTTTCTCTCGGATACGTGAGGGAAAAGGGATACAACAACTCTTATAATCTGTGGTGCGGGAACGAGGACATCGCGAACAATTTTATGAGACATGTCCCCAACATTGCCGAAGAAGCGAAAACAAACCTTTTTGAGGGCTGGGAATATTCGGATGATGATTTCCTGAGTGATGATTTTGTTGAAGAATAGATTTGCAATAATAAATATAACACAAAAAGATTATGGATTTCGGAAAGACACAAGTCGGGAATATAACTATTCTCAAGTATAAGAAAGACGGCGTTCCTTTTATCAAGGCATCAACGGTATGTGGTGATTTCTCCATTGAATACAGCGCGGGAAGCATAATGTTTGTACTATTGGATAGCGTTCCGATAGAAGACAGGGTTGATAACCTGCCTATGCTAATGCTGCGAAACACCCAGTATGTGGGGAATTGTATTGACGCGAAGTTGCAGGTGGATGTGCTAAAGGCAGTCGGGGATGCCCTTGACCGCGCGGACGCCAAGCCGATTTCTGACGAGGAGGACGCCAAGATTATTGAGGAGGAAAGGCAGATGTATGAGATGAAAAAGGAAATAGAGGAAGCGTCTGATAAAGACAAAAACTGAACACAAACCTATGTATAAGGAAGAAGTAGCCGGGGGTCATTTCCCGGCTTTCTTTTTAGCGGCAAGGTACAAGGAGCAATTATTGCATGAAATTGGAAGATAAAAATGAGTGGTAGTATCTTCTTCTTTTATCTCGTCTTTCTTAATCTGCGTGATGTCTGCAATCATTTTGGTGAGGTCTATCCATTCCTTGCATCCCTCTTTGCCATCGTACTTTTTACGGGCGGCGATAAGCTTACGAAGCTGGTTTTCCTTTGAAAGCTCAGACGCAATATCTTCATCACTAACACCTTCAACTAAAAACTCTTCCTCTTTCTCACTCTCTTTCTGTCTACGATTGACACGCTTGTTTATAAAGGTGAGATAATCCATGAAGTCCTTGTCTTGGGACAAAAGGGCGTTCATGTTCTTCTTATTCATCTCTAAATTATACACAGGGTTATAAAGGCCGGAGATGAGATAAGCGTCCTTATCTTTCCATCCCAGCGCTAAAAGGTCCGCAAAAGCCTTTTCTTTTGCGCTGATTCCCAGTTTTCTACATTCGGTCCCAAGTCCTTTGCTGAATGTAATTTTTTCCTCTTTACCTCTCAACATATTATTGTAACTTTTAATTATACAAATACAAAATAACAACAGCACCTTATATGCCACTGGCTCTGATAGTCGGATATAGGATGATACCCGACCATACTATCACAATAAGAGCATGGGTAGCTGCTCCCTCTATATGAATAAAAGCCGACAGCTCCTTCTCTTTGCTTCAGAGCCCCATTAAGCCACATCCATGCGGAGCCGATAGCATACCGGGTAAGGGTATTCAGTGAGTTATAAGAAGAGTTGGACTTCCCCACTCCATAGCTTATTCCATTTGTATTAATGCGGGTTGCTGCGGACACTCCGGACTCTACGGCCCTTTTGAAATAGGAGCTATCATACGGAGATTTAATATTTTCCCTTATGCTATCCTTTATTTTGTTTCGGCTTAGCCCGGCAATAAGTCCGGCGGCAACAGCAGCCTCTATCTCATACTTAAAGCGGTTGCAATAGATATCAATACGCTCCGAAAGCGTCTTGCCATGATCTTTCCTGTTTATAAAAGCAATGATAGCCTCCCTCTCTTCCTTCCTGTCATAAATGGAAAGTGTTTCGGTATAGTCATAAATCACCTCTCGTAACTTTCCGATAACAACATCTACCTCTCTTTCGAGTTTTTCATTTGCGGAAAAGCGGAACATAGACGGTTTTATCTTATACTTCAAAGATATATCCACGATCTCGTTTGCGGCTTGCAAGAGAAGATCATCCAAATGCTTCTGCATGGATAATTCAGCCTTTAGCCGCTGCCTTATAAAATCTTTGGCTTCCTGTATCTGTTGTTGCGTAGGTTGTTTCATTGCTTATCATCTCCAGCCGGGTTGTGTTCGGGTTCCTCTTCTTTAGGAGTAGGTTGCTCGGTTTTGAGTTGATAAAGGATATCAGCCTGCTGCTCTTCCTTTTTCTCTCTCATTATCCTGTCCCAGTCGCGGGGATTGCTATACATTTGAATCTGCTCATTTGCGGTTTGACGTGATAAAAATCCGTTTTGCACACAAGTGGCAAGATTCTGCACAAGCTCCGATTCATTCAAATGGATATAGGGTTTTATCCAAGCATATACACTCAAGTTTTGCAGGTCTATAAGATTTTCCGTTTCCACTCCGTATCCATAGGTGAAAATCTTCACCATGTCGTCCACGAGGCGGTTATATTCTTGCGCATCCTTCATCGCATTCTCAAACGCCGGTGAATAAAGAAGCTTTATAGCCACACCCGGAAGATCGCCGCTTCTTACCTCCGGAGGAATTACCGCAAACGACTGTTCATATATCAGCTTGTAAAGAGTATCGAGCTGCTTTTCGAAAGCCGTAGATACATCCTGTTTATTAAGGTATCCGGCTTCATCGTCCGGTCCCATTGTGATACATTTTACAGTTCCGTCAACGCCTCCATCTATATTTATATTTTCTCCCTTGAAATACATAATCGGGAACGCATAGGCTGTATTGTTTTGAGATAGCTGGGAGAAAGCGAGTTCGTATTGCTCTATACTGTCTTGCGAGGGAGACCAACAAGCTCCGGCATCGCATCTATGGTAAGCCACAGGGATAAACGTAAACCCATGCTCTTGCTGGGAGACGAGTTCATAACCATCCAATCCAAATAAGTTTTTTATTACTTGTTTGATTTTGCTGTATCCCTTTCCTCCTTTTTTAAAGCGACGGAGATACTTTTCATCCCACACCTCCAGCCAGTCGGTCACAATATTCCCGCTGCTGTCGTAATCGGAATAAGAACGGGCAAACAAGGATAGCTCTCCTGTAACATTATCAAAATGAGGATACAATACATCACCTTTTTCAAAAGAAAGGACTTTCCAATAGAATTTTCCTTTTCTAAGGTATCCTACAAATGCCGTATCTCCGGTTATCTTTACAGACTTAGCGGCCTCGTACCATGCGATTTCCATGTCTTTTACGGCCCATCCCGTTCTAAATTTAAAGAAGGTTTCTTTCACTTTCTCATTCTCGGTATCGCCTTCCATTTCAAACTGAATATCATTCCCGCAAAGGTGGACAAGATGCTTGACCGTTATTATTCTTTGAAAAGCAAAAGCGCATCTGATAACATACTCCCTGAACCATTGCTTCGTATCCGGGTCCTGCCTTAACCTGTCAGGATATACCAGCGGGTCATTAATCGCATGTCCCGAAGGCTCAAACTCACGCATGAAGTCCATTTGAGTTATTATCTGATACGTAGGATTATCAGACGGTTCATTGATGAGGGTGTTTCCTGAAATAACCCCGGCAGCGGCTTTATAGCCATTTGGCAATATCCTCCGGAACGGACGACGTACCATAATCTGGCGTGTGTTTATAATCTCCATAATCCTTTTGGTTTTGTGTTATGTTTTTTTATATCAAAAATTTGTCTGTAAATCATCGCTTCTATAAAGTCAGGAGAGTGCCCGACGTATTTTTTCATAGTTTCCTTTTTAATCAAGGCAAACCCTTTGTCTGTTTCCGCGTCCCGAATAGCCTTTCTCTCTTTCATAAGAATATTATAAAGGGTTACTCCGGAATATCCGTTACCGGAGAATTTGCGCGATAACAAATCGGGATTTATGGATATCTCCTCGTTCTTTATCTTTTTTACAAGAATATCCGCACACTGTGATTTTAAAGAGGAGTACACATACTTGATTGATTTCTCATCCGCTTTTGTCGCGGGTATTGGAGCAGCCATATTATTAAACCTGACCGCATCGGGGAATTTTCCTTTAAAATCCTGACCGGGGCCGTTTAAGTCAAAAACAAAATCCTTTTCCAGCACGCCCCACTCTCTAAGTTTATAGGCAACACACTCTTCCGTCCGCTTGGAATTATCCCTACTTACATACACATCTTCGATATGGTTCCCGATCCACAGCCACAAGACAAGGTTGTCTCCTCCCTCGTATGCAATATCGCATGATACCCTGCGCTTCTCGTCTCCGTATTGGGCGGTATTTTTAAAGAAGCGCTCCATGTGTTCCATCTTGATAATATCATCCCCGGCAGCTTTAAAGTTCCAGTTCCCCTCCAAGTCCCTTGCACGAGATTCTTCATCTTGCTGGGCGAGGTTGGCTAAATAATTAGGGTCGGAAGATATAAGAGCAACGTTCTCTTCAAGCTTTCCCTTTATGAATGTGACTGTCTTCACGAATGCCGACTTGTCGTAACCCTTACTGATAAGACCCGGCGTAAGCAACGGATCTATGATATGCCTGCATTGGTTATAAACTTCGTCTACGGAATCCCCCCAGTAAATATCTTCCGGTCGGTCGCCGTCCATGAAGCAATAGCGTATTACCCCGTCTCGCTCCGGAATAGGGTTACCGTTTTCATCAATCCACCAGTCTATGATTTTACGTACCCAGCTATCCGGGTCAGGGTTACATGTGCCATAAAAACGGTTTCTTATACCGTAGGCATTACGGTTATTGGTGATAAGGTATTTGAACTTCAGGTAATCAGAGTGAGTGATTTCGTCTATACCGATAAAGGCAAACTCTTTTCCCTGAAAACGCTTTACGAAGTCTTCGTAAGAATCCGCATAATAGGAAAACTTTAAAAAACCTCCGTTATAGAAGTTCCAAGTCATGTCAGAGATAGAGCGGTTGTACTTTCCGTATTGAGAGAAAAGCTCATAAGACTTGTTTACTATATTACTCAAGTCCTCTTTTTCGTTTCTCAGGATTACAGAAGCAAAATTCGGGTTATTTATATCTTTCAAGACCTCCATTAGCAAGGCCCAAGAATTATGAGTGACAATAAAATCCCTTGTCAGAAACAAACTATCCGGATTGGTCACTGCAATACAGCAACACTCCTTCTTCCCTATCATCTCGTAGCCTATGATTCTTCTCGCATTGATGCTTATCCCGCCATTATAAGGTTTGCATCTTTCCTTTTTCCTTTTTACGCGAAACATCCTTTCGGCATCCGGGATTCTTATATAAAGAGTGTATGCGTCATTACATTGTATAAATTCTCCATTGCTATTTCTATACCCCGCGGTGCCTCTGCCAATTGTCGCCAATCCTCCCAAACTGTTGATAAGGAATTTTACATCTTCCGCAAGCTGTTTGCTTATTGTAGTATAAGACAGGTGCCCTCTTTCATCAATAGTTCCGTCGGTATCCATTAAGCCCTGAACAAGCGCCCATCTTTCCTCCAGCGTCCCATATAAATACATGTCAGGAACGTGTTTATCTGCCGCACGCCCTGTTATATTCAATTTCTGAATCTCTGCGATAAGCTCTTTGTCGTTGATACGCATGCGGTAGCAGCCTTTCTCAAACTCGCAAGAAGAATACCCTACTGATTTCTTGAACTCGCCAATGACTTCCTCGTCAGGATTAAATAAATAACAGCAGTTTTTACTGATTACACTATCGGCAATACATCCGTCCCCGATGAGCGCACCAATCAGATACGGACTGAATTTAGGCTTGAAGTATTTCCCTTTGGTGAATCGAACTGGCTTGCACAACGGAACAGATAAATGGCGCGGCTGCTTCTTTCCCTTCTGCTTTTCCATGTGGTCTATAATCATTTGAGTAGTCCACACCCGCCATTCATCCTCTAAGGGGAGGTTATATAAAGCCCTTTTCTTTGAACAATGGTTAGATTGCTTGATATTCCATAAGTGATCTATGCAACAGTCGGCATAAGAACCGTCAACGAATTTAAGCCTTACGCACTCTTTAAATCCCTGATAGGAATTGTAAACAACCCTTTGCATTCCTCCGTCAAGACCAGTGATTATGTCGCCCGCTTTAATGTCTTGGATTTTTCTAAATCCGAACGGAGTACACACTAACTCATTGAATATCAGCGCTTTTCCGCCGCCACGGTTTCCTCCAAATATAGTAATATCTGCCGGAGACGCAAGGAACTTTTCTTGACATCCTTTTTGGGCGATTATATTAAGCGGATTTCCATATTCACGCAGCTTTTCTATGTGCGCATAAGTAAATACGCCCTCTCCATTTTTTGTATGTACAATTCCGTCGTATTCCATAAAAAAAAATAAGCCGTCGCATGCAATATGATTTTGCATACTCCGGCTTGATTCACAGCTCTATGAGTAATATATAGTGCAAATATACGATTTTTCATCTATTTTCTAAATTTTACCCATAAAAATATGTCTATAATGTTGTTTTTATAGAAAATAGGTGATATATTTGCATTATTAAATCATGTGATATGATAAAAATTGACGTCCAACTCGATGAAGAGTTACCTGATAGAAAAGGAAACTTTGCAATATGTCCGGTGTGTAAACAGAAAATAATGGACGTTGAGGAAGTTTGCGGAAGTTCTTCCATTAGGATTATATGCAGGAGATGCCGTAAATTTATGAGAGTTAGACTGACGAAGGAATAATAGTAATATTAGATATGCAAGCCAAAGAGCTTATTGACGCACAAAGCGTTGATAGGCTCTTTTTTTTATAACACAACTAAATAAAACACGATGGAGAAAGAACAAATCTTATCCGAATTAACGACAAGACTTGGACAAACCAGCCTTTCGTCACAGACATTAATGAAGTACATAGACCTTAACCCGTTAGAGGAAGGAAGTGAACCTGACGATACTTACTTCAACAAGGCTACCGGATTTCTGCAAGGGTTACAGGGACAGTACAATCATGATGTAGCAACACAAGTTGAGGATTTCAAGAAAAACTACAAACCTCAACCAATCCCGGACGATGCAAAAAACGAACCAAACGAGGGAACGCTTGCCGCCAAATTGAAAAAAATGGAAGAAGAGCTTTTGCAGCTAAAAGGGGAAAAGGAAGCGGAGAAAAGAGCCGCGTCAATCAACGAATTAAAGGCCGAATCCAAAAGCCAGTTAAAATCTCAAATCGAGAATGGTGGAAAAAACATCTGCAACGATGAGATCCTCGGCATTGCCATTTCCGATGTGGAAATTACAGACGGAATGAAAGTGGAGGACATTGTAAACTGTGCTAAACGCAACTACGAGAAAAGATACAAGGCGATTTTCGGAGACGGAGCATCCCCAAGTATCAATCAGTTTGCGGAAACCGGAGAAGAGCAGGCAAAAAGCCGAAGAGAAGCCTTTAAGGAGTTAATGAAATCAAGAGGCAAGCTCCCGAAAACCAAATAACACATTTTAAAACAGACAAAAAAAGATGAGACAATTAGGAACATTCAACACTATCGGTCAATTCCGGTCGGAATTTGGCGGTAATTTTCCTGTATGGTCGAGAGTTCGAGAACTGTATCAAGGAGGCGGTATGATTGATGTTGCCGGAATGGGATTAAACCCTGGCGATATTATACATGCTGGCACAATGGTTAAGTTCAACGGCCCCGGCAAACAGGTAGAGGTGATTACTGCGGAGGGAGTGACAGGTGTAAAAGCGGTAGTAACGCTGACTATCACCAACAAAGCTACTGCCAACGGAGATTTATCCTTTGTATTGGGAAGCAAAAGCTACTCAATCGCGGTAACAAGCGCTTCGGAAACAACCCCCGAACTGGTCGCTACAAAGATTGAAGGCGGCAAAGCCACTTTCACAGAATGGGATGTGAAAAGAAGTGGCGCAGTGCTGACATTCACGCAAAAGACAGCTGCAATGGTTCCGGCCTACATGTTTATCCCCGGAAGCACCGGAGTAACAGGGGCAATGGAACTTACCAAGCAAGGTGCAACTGCAAGCGGAAACTTAAGTGACGTAAACGGCCTTGTATTTGAGGATGTCTGCATCCCCGAAGGTTGCATTTCTGCAACATGTGCCGTAGTAAGAGCAGGTAGAATATACGCAGACCGAGTAGCGGGCGGCGGTATTCCTAAATCAGTAGAAGCGCAATTACCTATGATTGAGTTTGTGCGCGAATCCAATGAATAAGAAAGGGGGATAATATGTACACAAGAAACAAAGAATTTTACGATATTGTAGGTAGAGGACTTGCCGCTATGGGATACACCGGCAACAAGCCGTTGGAAGCATGGATTAACGAAATGTTTGCAGAAAAGTATAACGCAGAGCAGACTTTTGCCCAAATGGGATTCCCGCTGAATCCTAATATTCCTCTGAATCCTACTTACGAACAGATTGAAGCAACGGTTCGTCCGTACACACTGGCTACTTACGTAGACATCGACAGTGACGGTGCAACCAAGTCAACCGATGGCCTTTCGTTGCAAATGGGCGGCCTGCCTACTTTCAAGCATGAAATTACGTTGAGCCGTAAAATCTTGCGTGAAAAGATGATGCTTATGGATGCTATCGGAGGTTCCACTCCGGAAATGGAGGCTACAATCATGGAACTTCTGTTTAACGGAGTAGACAGCTTGCTTGGCGGTAACTACAACACGTTCCTGTATCAGAGAAATCAGGTTATTTCCAAGAAAGGGAATCTGATTATTGACGCAGCTAACAATCCTCTTGGCATCTCATTGTCAATAGACTTTGGTGTTCCCAAGAAGAATATTAAAGATTCTTATTGGTACAAGAAAGTCGATTCAACAGGAGTTGTTTCACAGGAAGCAGCCGTAGGAACTTCAATTGACCCTATCAAGGTGATGCGTGATGTCATCCGATACAGCAAAGAGAAAGACTTTGCACCGCAGGGACATTGGGAGGTAAGCAAGACTACTTGGGATGACATCATCAATCTGCCGTATTTCCGTCAGATGTACACTGTTGCCAACCGTCCGGATATTTCTGACAAGGATATGCAACTTGCGTTTGCAAACCTCGTCACAGATGACGCAATCAAGGCGTTTATCGAAGCTCGTATCGGCGCTGAAATCAGAGTGGTTGATTCTATCTCCGTAGTAGAAAGCTACGATAAGGATACGCAGAAAATCAACTACAAGACCTTGCAGAACTTCGAGGAAGGTGTTATGGCGTATGTCCCGAACGAAGATTTGGGAGACGTACAATGCGGACGTCCTATCTTCATGGAAACGCCGGGTGCACGTACTGCTTTGTATGACGGCGGGCGTACTCTGATTCGCCAAGTATTCAACGACGAAACCATGACGCAGACTATCAAATCGGAAGTTACCGGATTGGTTGTTCCTAACAAGGTTCGTTGGTTCTACTACTTGAACATTAAGGGTAAATAACCATGAAAGATTCTCTAAATACAACTACCGGCACAACCATTGAAGAATACCTTCGTGGCTGTGTCGGCTTCGAGGTTACAGACAACGCAATCAATACGATATTGATTGACAGAGGCATCACCTCCGGTTCTGATGTAACTACAATCGAAAAGCGTCTCAAGGACTTATGCCGGGCAGATCTTTATATGTGGTGCGCGAGCACTCCGAGTGTAACGGGAAGTGTAGAGGATGCCAATGGCGTTTGGAAACATAAAGAAGGCGGTACAGAGAGTTCCGCTTATGACAAGCGCAATTTACGGCAAATGGCTAATGACATATATGCTTTGTATGGAGAGAATGTTAAGAAATCGTCTATTAAGATTGTCAACTTGGGTATGAACATGAACAAAAGGTGGCCTCTATGAAAGTAAACAATCCACGTTTTCCGCATACATGCAAGGTGTATCGTATTTCGGGGGAAACCTCGTTTGAAGACGGATCGGAAACAGTTCTGTATGAGGGAGAATGCAACAAGTATGGAAGCTCCTCTTTGAGAACATTTACGAAAAGCAACGTTATAAAAAGCGATTACGCCATAGATATTCCCAGACTTGTGAAGGGTATTATCGCGGGAGACCTTGTTGACGTTACCGACTACGGCGGAACCTTTAAAGCGTGTGTCGTAACTGATTGCTATCCTACGGAAATGGGGACAACGCTATATTTTAATCTGGCTAAAAATTAAGGTATGGAAGATAATACTAAAGTCTTGGAGGACGCGAAGAAGAAGATTAATTCTGTTATTGACAACTATATGTTGGATAGGATAACGGAGATCGCCATTAAGCTCCTGCATGACGGAGTAGTATCAGCGCAATATCATAATGTAACCGGAAATACGTTGACTTCATTGGCTGTCGGAATTTATTATAGAGGCGGGCTTTCCCGAATAATAACCGCTGTTGTCACACAAGGATTAAAGAACGCTACCCGCCCTAAATTGAGCAGAGGAGACGGACTTGGAGTGATAATGGTAAGAAGCTATGAAAACGGAAGGCTTATACCTATAAAAAAGTACAATCTGATTGATACTAACGGAGAATACGGATTAACCACATCTGTAAATTTCCTCAAGAATTATAGGTCTCCTCGTGATGTAATAGGGTTGGTAATGTGCACAGGTACTGAATATTCCAACTATTTGGAATCCAAGAAAGGACTGAATGTGCTTTCCGACACATACGATTACGCAGAGAGCATAGCTAAGATGACATTTAAACCGATGTAAGTTATGGGATACGAGCAGGATTTTAAATACAAAGACGCGCTTAAATCATTGTTTAATGCAGCAACTGCGGTTAGTGATAACGTGTTTACCAATGACCGACCCGCTGCCGTTCCTAAGCAAATGGATAATTTCATAGTAGTATCACTACCAGGACAATTGACTTCCTCGACTTACGGATGCGGTTTTGGAAACGTACAAACATACTGCACCGTAGAGGTCTACGTGAGATTAAAGAAAAGCGGCGTTGAAGATTTAAATGTAATGGACGCCCTTGTCGGGAAAGTCCTTTCCTTGTTCCCGATTAGTGACAGTGTCATCACCGTCTCTAACCCAAAGCTGACACTGAAAGGTAATGACGGATTAGGGTTTAGCGCTACATTGATAAGGGCTGACCTTGTGATAAAATAAACATAAAATAAACAATTAAAACTTTTTATTATGGCAATGAAATCAAAACAAGAGTTGAAAGAGGTGTTTAGCGGTCTTTCTTCTATCATGCTGGTAAAGGGTGGTATTACTGACTTTGCAACAGTGGAGCCGGATTTTGACTTGCCCGTTACTGTGGATTCCCTGAACCTGTCCCAAGCAGAACCCACGTTGAACCGTACAAAGGTACATGGGCTTCAAGCGGACTGGGCTGTAACAAGTACGGCAGGTGACATTACATTTGCGGCTACCGTACCGAGTATAAGCGAGGATTTGGTTAGTTTCTTCCTCGGAGAAGCCAACAAGGTAGCAACTTCTACTGTAAACGGACAAGAGTATTCCGGAATCTCCGTAACTCTGAACAGTAAGAAGATTAATGCAGGTTTTGCGTTGTTGAGCGAAGACGGAGAGAAATGTATATTGGTTAAGAAAATGGCTATCTACGCACGCCCGTTGTTCGAGAACGCATCCACCACTCCGTTTGCATTTGCGCTTAGTGGAACGATTGAAATTGAAGACGGTGCAGCGTCCACTGCTGCTTCTGACGACAATATCGCGTTCTTAACAAAAAAAGCCTCCTGACCGTAGCTCCTACTTCCCTGTCTTTCGCCAGCAGCGCTGATAATACAGGGAAGACCATTACAGCTACAACAGAAGAAAGCCCAGTATCTGCTTCATCAACAGAAACATGGTGCAAGACTTCCGTAAGTGGCAAAGTGGTAACGGTCAAGGTTGATGCAAATAATGGAGCATCTGCCAGAACTGCCATTGTGAACATTTCTACCGCAAGCAAAGCAGCAGCAGTAGAAGTTACACAGGATGGTACTGGTACCTAATATTAATGGCGGTGAGCTTTATGCCGCCGCCTTTTCTTTTTACACCTCAAAACATTATGAACGACAAAACGATAACTCAACCTACTTCGGTAGAACAGGAAAGACTTGATGAAGTGCTTGAAAACAGCACAGACTATGTATCTCTTCGCGAAAAGGAGATTGGAATAAAGTGGCTTCACCGGGGAACGATAAGAAAACTGACGCACACTTTTATATCGTGCAAACAAGACGATGAGGTGACAGCCCGATGTGCGTCCCTTATAATCCTGAATAACTGGTGGAAAATAAGGCTTTTCCATTGGATACATTGGCGCATTCTGTGGAAGAAATATACAGACCAAGAACTGACAAGTGTCGTCGCTCTTGGTAAAAAAAAAGTGGAATTTCAGAGACTTCAATACTTGAACATTACCATGTTCTTGACAGGAATGAAGGACACAGTGATGACGATGACGAGAAAGGAAGCAGATCGTATCCTTCAAGAACTTCGGCAGGAGCAGCCTTTGCAAACGGAGAAAAACATCCCGAATTAACCCGCCCTCTCGTTCTCTTTTGGGGAATGGTGAATATCCCTAACTGGTACATGGACTGGGTGCTTACCAATGCTCTGTATGAGCTTCTTATATGCGATGCTCCTATTGTGGTGTACAATAATGACGATAAGGTAGACAAGGGAATGCACACTTCCAAAGAGATGAAAGAGCTGACAAGAAAATGGGAGGCAAAAAGGAAAGAGCAGGAAGCTAAAGGACAAAGAATATCTCTTAATGATTTTATAGTAAACGGCGTTAACGCTATTAAAAAGGACACAAAATAACAATCGACATGGCAGACCTCGGAAATTTGAATTTTGGGATTCACCTGAAAAATTATACAGAGCAAGAATACGAAGCTATCAAAAAAAAGCTCGTCAACATGCACGCAACCGTCAGCGCGAAAGTAGGATTGAAGGTTGATGTAAAAGAGATTGAGGATAAAGTAGATTCCTTGCTGAAAAACAAGACGTACAAGGTGAAGCTTGAGGTGGATAGTGAGAGTATCAAGAAGCTTACAGAAACCTTTAAAGGGCAAGGTGTGAATACAAGCGAATTAAGAGCCATGAGGGGTGTTTCTCAAATAATGCGTGCCGACGCTTACGCCAACTCTCAAAAGGCCCTTGAGCAGCTTAGAAACGCCCGTTTACAAGCAGCAAAAGCCGCAGATACGCATAATTCCGCTATGAAGCGGGCAAATACAACCATGTCTTCCCAGTCTCGAATAGCCGGAGAGTTAAGAAATCAAATCGCCAACGTGTATTCCATATATACAGTAGAGCGTTTTGTTAGGGGATTATATACCATTGGTGGGGAGTTCCAAAAACAACGCATCGCACTGACCTCTATTATCGGGGATAGCATGAAAGCTGAAACGATATTCAACCGCATCAAGGAGTTAGCGGTGGCTTCCCCGTTCCAGTTTAAGGAATTAGCGTCATACGCAAAACAGCTTTCTGCATATAGTATCCCCTACGAAGAGCTTTACGATACGACTAAGCGGCTTGCTGATATTTCCGCGGGTGTCGGTGTTGATATGGGACGTATCATATTGGCATACGGACAAGTTCGTAGTGCCGCGTTTCTTCGCGGGCAAGAGCTTAGACAGTTCACAGAAGCAGGCATTCCGTTAGTTGATGAGCTGGCGAAACGGTTTACCGTTCTTGAAAATAAAGTTGTCAGTGCTGGAGACGTATTCGATAAGATCAGCCGAAAAGAAGTCAGCTTTGGCATGGTGAAAGATGTTCTTTGGGAGTTAACCAATGAAGGCGGGAAATTCTACAACATGCAGGAAGCTCTCGCAGAAAGTCTTGCGGGTAAATGGAGTAACTTGCAAGATGCTTGGGATGTAATGATGGCAGACATTGCAGAGGGTAATAGCGGCGTCCTTTCTGATAGTTTGGAAATACTTACCAAGCTGATGAAACATTGGGAAACCGTTGCCGATATACTTGGCATGTTGGCGTTTGTATATGGTTCGTATAGAACTGCTGTTATGTTGACCAATGTCGCAACTAAGGGATTGCTGGTTGTGCAAAATGCGTTAAACGCTGCAATGAAAAAGAATCCAATAATTTGGATTATAACTCTTATCGGAACCGTAGTAGGAGCATTGGTTATGTTTCGAGAGGAAGTCAAAACTACAACAGAAGTTATTACAGATTTAAATAAGACTATTTCCGATACGAACGATAAGATGAAGGGGAACAAGGCTGTTGACGGACTTATAGACCGATACGAAACCCTTAGCCAAAAAGCCAACAAGAGCGCAGAAGAAAGCAGGGAATTAGGACGTATAACCAAGAACTTATCTAACACCTTCAAGGATGCAGTAACCCAAACAGACAAATACGGAGTAGCAATATCCCTTTCTGTTGAGAAGATGCGAAAACTTTCTCAAGAGCAAAAGGAATTGTACAAAAAACAATTTATCGGCACCATGGCAAATGCGCAAATACAAAAGCAGAGCGTAGACGTTGAAAGAGAAAGGCTTGCCGGGATTATCAGAGAGGGTGGATATAGAAGGTTTGACGAGACAGGAAGAGAACTATCCTTTGCCAAATATAAACCGGAGGATATTACTAAAGCAAGAAACAGACTGTTGGAACTTGAAAAGCAAAGTTTAGACTTGGCTAACATTATAGATACAGCCAGACAGTCTTATCATTCGATGAGCCAAATAGATATAAGTAAACCATTGACTGATTGGGAAAAGGAAGCAAACTTGCTCGCTGGAGATTTGAATGTCATAAAGCCTAAAGAGAGTGAATCGTATGAAGAATACATGAGCAGGTTATCTACTAATATAAGTTATTTAAAAAAGAAAATAGACAGCCTTAATCCGAATAATAAATTTTCAGAAAAACAATTAGCGTCCTATAACAAAGAACTTGATACGACAAGGAAAATATACGAAACGTTAGGCGGAAGAGAAAAATCAACAGATACAGCCAAAGACCCTATTGCCGAGCAATGGAAGAATCGTTCCGACCTCATAGAAAAAGCTATATCCAGCTACGAGAAATGGAGAAAAATAGAGGGGGAAGAATCGGCATCCCAAAGAGTAAAGAATATACCCGAATTTGCACCCGTATTTGATAGCAAGGGGGTAAATTTAGACTTGAGCGATCCGAGTAAGGCGTACAAGTATATCCAAAACCAGCTGGATCAAAGCAAGGAGAAGCAAAAAGATTTATATGTTTCTCTTGGCGTTAAGATAGACAAAGAGCAGATTGAAAACGCAAAAAAAGAAGCCGATAACGCCTTAAAGGAAATAGAGAAATATGTCTCTCAAGCCGGAGAGAAATGGGACTTGTATAAAAAGCTATTTGAAGCGACCGGAAACAAAGCACTTTCCATGAACATTGCTTTCGGTGAAAACATATCATTTGAAAGCATTGTTGAAGATTTCCGCAATCAGCTTGGAGATGCCCTAAAAAAGACAGGAAGCAAGCTTTCCATTACTGATGTCCTTGCCATGAAAGAGGATGACGTAAAGAAGCAATTCGGAGAAGGACAGATTTTAAAGCTGTATCAAGCAATAAGCGAGGAGGGCAAGAAAATGCGGTCTGAAAGCATTGAAAACCTTTCAGGCATGATAGAAGATTATAAAGACTATTCCCAAAAGATAGAAGATATTGAACGTAACCGCCAAAAGAGCATTGCAGATATAGAGAAAAACAGGGAAAGCATAGGCAGCAAAGAGGCCGACACCCTTGTAAAAGAAGTAAACAAGCGGGCGCAAGAAGATACATCGTCTGTGCTATTCGATCAATTCAAGGAAAGCAGTGACTGGGTGCGTATCTTTGATGACCTTGACCGGGTATCTACATCTACGTTAGACGACATGATTTCTAAGGTAGAGGAATTTTCCCAAAAGCAAGGATTATCAATCGAAGATACCAAAGAATTGGTAGAGGCGTTGCGTAAGCTTCGTGGAGAATTTGCAGAACGAAGTCCGTTCAAGGCGTTGGAGGCCTCTTTTAGCAGCATTAAGGAGGCTAAAAACAGGCTGGAAGCATTGAAGAGCAGCGGAGCTTCTAAGGCAGAAATAGACGCAGCGGAAAATGATTTGAGTTCGGCTTATTCCGACCAGTCAAAGGCCATACAAGGCGTAATCGGTAAGTTTGATGCGCTTGCAGGAGCTGCGGATTTCTTAGGAGGAGTGTTTGAAAATCTTGGACTGGGAACAGGCCTTTCAGATGCTGCTGGAATTTTGGGAGGAGGGATGCAAGGAGCATCGCAAGGCATGGGAATGGCGACTTCTTTATTCGGGGCATCAGCAGGTCCTTGGGGAGCAGCAGCAGGTGCAGCGTTAAGCCTTATTTCCGGCATTGCGCAACTACATGACAAAAGACTTGAAAGAAGTATCCAGCGTAGCAAACAAAGAGTTGAGGAATTAAAGTCCGCCTACGATCAATTAGGAAAATCCATAGATAGATCGCTTGGTGGAGATGAAAGCATAGAGCGTGCCATATTGCTATATGAACAGTTGGAAGAACAAGTTAAACGCGCCGGGAGTTCGCTTACCGAAAGCTATAAAATGCAATTCCGAGTATTAAAGGACGAGGGTTTGGACTATGTGGAAGAATTAAAAAAACGGATAAAATCAATGGAGAGCCTCCCAGCCGGGATGCAGCGTTTTATGGGATTAAACTTTAAAATAGGTGTAGACAAGGAAGCGCTGGAGGCATTGGAAAAGGTTGGTGTGGGAAAGGAACTTGATAACAGCGTCCTTAAACAATATCAGGCCCAATACGTGGGACTTGTTTCTCAACGTGCAGAGATAGAGGGACAATTAAGAAACGAAGAAGGGAAAAAGAAATCTGATGCAGGAAAGATACAAGACTATAAGAACCAGCTTGCGGAACTGAACGAGCAAATCGCCTATTTCGTGGAAGATCTCACCAAAGATTTGTACGGAATAGATTTTCAGGATTGGGCAAGTCAGATAAGCGATGCGCTAACGGAAGCCTTTGCCAACGGAGAAGATGCAGCGCAGGCTTTTGACAACGTAGTGAACAACATCATGCGAAGTGTTGCCAACAACATATTAAAGAACTTGGTAATACAGCCCATGTTTGAAAAGTTACAGGATAAACTTTTCGGAGAAAAAGGCCTGTTTAAGGAGTTTACAGATATTCAAGACAATGGCGCTGTTGCAGCAGGGGCTATAAAAGACTTTTTCGACAATGAGGGGAAAGCCATGATAGATGCCTCGCAATCTTTCCTTGAAGCCTTTGATAAAGCTACCGGAGGAGCGCTTACAGCTACCGGGGAATCTTCCACATCCGGAATGTCAAAAACGGGCATCCAAGCCAGTGAGGACACTATGAACAGAACCAACTCCTATCTCAATAGCATCCGACAGGATGTAAGTGTAAAACGTGCTCTTCTTGAAAAATTAGGAAATGAAATTTTCCCAAAGTACAATATTCTCGCAGAACAGCAACTAACGCAATTAAGAGCGATAGCTAACAATACGCTAAGAAGTGCTCAAAACACAGAAGCCAACTTGGCTGTGTTAAAGGAGTTTATGGGATTAGTGGGTATGGTTATAGACAAAGGAAAACGAAAGATTAATATATAAAATTATGAACGACAAGGATTTAAGCAGAACATTACTCAACCAAGCGGTATCGCTGGGATTATGTACGGAATGGACGGAACAATGGGGTTCTCCCGATCAACAAGCGTTAATTGACAAGTATTTGCATGGGATTGATTTCTGTATAGACAAAGGGTACCCTACCAATACTTTCATAAAGGAAAACTTCGATAGGGATATTCTTCACAAAAACAACATTTTTGTTGATGAAGATGTACAAAAGCGAAATATGAGCCACACAGCCGTACTGAACGGAAGCTGTAAAGGTACTCTCCTATTTGACGGTTTCTCTATATGTGATTTGTATGTCCGTCATGATAGCGAAGTGACTATTGACTGTTCTCAGTATTGCAAGATATTCATTAACGTGTATGACCGGGCAAAGGTAAACGTAATTCAAAAAGGAATAGCATCTGTATATGTATATATTCATGGAGAGGACTGTGTAGTAGAAACCGAGGGAGATGTATTGCAAAGAAAAAGCCAGATGTAGTGTCTGGCTTTATTGTTTTATCTAAATAATAGTCAATTTATAAGCTTGCAAGCCACTTCTTGCCTGACTTGGTTTTAAGCCAAAGTGCAAAACCTCCCCCTATTATACTCGTAAATATAAATAATATTGTCAATCCATCCATATAATCACAACCCTTTTATCCACTTTTTACCGGAGGGAGTTTCTGTATAAATCCAAAAGGCAACAGTTATTACTGTTATAAGCCCAAACCCATATAATGCAACCATAATATTTATCTTAAAATGTTATTACCTATTTTTGCAAATAATACCGTAAGTATAATTCCCATAGAAACAAGAACAATTAATAAAATGTTATCATAAAGTTCTTCTTTCACAAGGGTTATTGCCAATCCCAAAGATAATACAGTGAAAGAAACTTGCGCCAAATTAAAAAAGAATCCTGCAAGTTTTTCACGCCTTACCTTATCCTTTTCCTTGCCCTCTTTCTTCGCTTCTTGTTTTTCGCTCCAATTACTCATTATAGCGCTATTTGATATGCAAATATAAGAAAGATAGAACGAATAAGCAAATAAATAACCAATAAATCAGTTTTTTAACAATAGTAATTTTAGAAAGATAGAACGAAAATATGTAAGGCAAGAAAAGCGGAGTTTCCTCCGCTTGCCCTGATTATGGTGTGAATTGCATAAGAACGCAATTGCTTCAGAAAGTACACTTTATAAAATATCAATATTTTCTATCTGTCCATCTGAATCAAATGTAACATTGTATATAAAAACATCCCCTGTGTCACATCCTTCATAAAACAAGCTAACTCCTGCCGTTTCCGGTTTAAATTTCTGGACATATATCTTAGAATTAAAAAAGAAATAAAACCAGTTTTGTATTCTTGGTTTAAACTCATCCGTAGAATATGTGGCTGTATTATAAGTATCAAACCTTGTTGTACAAAACCCGTAAGGAGCATTTATATGAACAAACTCTTTGCTTATGACTGGATTACTTTTATCTACAACAGCTTTTTTTGATTTTGAAAAAATAATTTTTTTATTTAGCGAGATACCATTTACGCCTGTATATGAAATATCCGCTGTTAATTCCTCGTTTGCAAGACTCATACTGTAATTAGTCTTACTTACCTTATAAGGATTTACGCATAGTACACTATTCTTATTTATCGTATATGCCCCTGAATCAATAAACTTTTCATCCAAATAAGCCGCATAAAATCCATCTTTATTAAAAGATATAAAATAATCACCGCTCTCCCATACCCCGATTAAATTTGAAGAATTAAGATTTTGTAGATTTTCTTCATTGTCAGAAGAACAAGAAGCAAACGAAATTAGGTATAAGGCCACCCAAGCCGTCATAAACAATATTTTTTTCATGATTTATGTATTATTAATTAATTATGAAGGAAAATACTTGTTGCTTTGTCTTATTTATTAATCATCCCTTCAATAACAGAACACGCTTTTTCAAAATTGCTAAGGATGTAATCGCCTCCGTCTTCTCCCTTATCGTTGAAATACAAATACTTATTAGAGCCATACTTCTCCAATCTAATAAACCATGTCACCTTTTTCTTTTTAACATAATATCCTACTACGAAATAATCATCGGTCATGAATTTATTCTCCAAATAGTCCGCTTCTTTTAAAACGTCAGTTTTAATATCATCTCTCATAGACTTAATAGCGTTTATTATTTCCTTTAAGTCTTCATATTCTATAAAAGCACATCCCCCATCTCCGTCTTTAGCTTTGCGTTCTATTCTGTAAAAATACTTCGATTCATTTCCTTTTACAACTTCTCTGACGCAATTCTCAGATTTGTAGGATGTAAACATGTAATTACCCACCAGCCCATCCACTACTGTGTCAATAAGTTTAATTGACATGCCTGTGTCAGATATAAATTGCTCCATTTTGGTTTTCTCTTTTGAAGATTGATTATCCACGTCTTGTGAATACATCGACATCGGCAATACGATTACCATTAATAATAAAATCTTTTTCATATTAGTATGTTTTATATGTATATAATGATACAAAAGTCGTCATAATTAACCCGCGTTGTTGTAATATACAGTATGTTATAAAACACATCCGCCCTTTTATTATCCGCATCGCTTGAGAAAATCACCTATTTTCTATATATTTGCACAAAAACATAGAAAATACATGAAAGTAGTTGATTTTCTAATAAGAAGTTTGCACTTTCAAAGATTGTATCTATCTTTGTTGCGCTAACAGATGACGATTGCATTCGTTACGCAGAGCAAGCGGTTAAGTTGCTCATTTTATACATGGGCTTTTTTTATGCCCTTATTGGATATTGGCGGTTGCCTTTACGTAAGATTATAGTATTTGCTCTCGTAGCGAATGCGCCATCTGTTAGCAGCGTAAAGTGCAACCGCTTTCTTTTTGATAAAGTTGCCACATATAATTTCTTATAATCTTAAAATGCTAACAGATTATGGCAGAATTAGTATTTCAAAACAGCAACGGCAATGATGTGACTACTTCATTACTTGTTGCAGAAGTGTTCGGAAAAGAACATAGTAAAGTAGTCAGAGACATTGAAAGTCTTTCATGCTCAGCGAGTTTTAATGCCGCCAATTTTGGCGTTATTACCTACATTGATAGCAGAAACCGAGAACAAACCGCTTATGAAATGACTAAAGACGGTTTCAGTTTCCTTGTTATGGGTTATACTGGCGCAAAAGCAGGTGAGTTCAAAGAGAAATTCATCAATGAGTTCAATAGACGGGAAGCATTGCTCAAAGATGATGATTACATCTTGATGCGTTCCCAGCAAATTTTGCAAAAACGCGTAGAAATTGCAGAGCAGAAAATTAGGCAGCTTGAAGAGAAGAACGCCAAACTAAAACCCAAAGCCGACTTTGCCGAAGCCGCTTTCAAAGCAGAGGGCAAAGTAGACATAGGCCAAGCCGCAAAGATTCTCAACCTCGGTTTCGGGAGAAACACCCTTTTTAAAAAGCTAAAGGAAGTGGGCGTATTCTTTAAAGACAGGAACGAACCGAAACAAAAGTACATTGACGCAGGGTATTTTGAAATGACGCTGTTACCGCCTATACACAGAGACAGCCACCCCGACATATTATATCAAAAGGTACTTTGTAAGCCCAAAGGACTTGCTTATATCAATCAGTTGTTCGGTGGGAAACCTTCTGACAGAAAGATTTCGCCTATAAAATAGTATAGCGCAACAACACATATTTGCGTAGTATTTAGTAAATTTGCAGAAACGAGTAGGTTATGGAGCGAATAAGACTTACAAAGGAGGAAAAGCAAGCATTTAGGATTGTTTCGGAATTTGGCGGAGAATGTCCTGTTACATATCCGAAGCATGTATTTGCCGCATCCGTTCGCTCTATTGAAAGAAAAGGGTTAGTAAAGGCTTCTTATTTGGTTGACGGTCAAGTGTGGAGTGTCAAACTCACCGAAGAGGGAAAGCATTACCTTGCCGTTAATCCAAACTTGCATAATCCTGTTAATTGGAATTTAATACTTTCCGTCATAGGTATTATTATATCTATTATAGCCTTATTCGTAAGCTGCATGAGGAAATACTAATCGCGCTATTTAATAAATTAGCATTCGGTTCAAATGCCCGATAGCCATAACTATACCCTATTATTAATATCTAAACAAATATTTCATCATGGAAGAAAAAATATACGAATTGCAGAAAGAGAATGTTTCCCTTGCGAGACAATTATTGCGCCTGTCCGAAGATTTACAGATGGCACACGAAAGAATAGATGAGCTTGAAAAGACGCTGAAAGGGAAACGCATGATAAATCCATACATGAAAATAGTTACTCCGGGCAAATGAAATTTATATGGCCGGATAGTATTGGCTATTAATCATAAGCAGAAGCAATAAAAATCATCTATTTTCTATGTTTTTGTATTGATTATTTAGAATATATTCTATATATTTGCATCAACATTGAACAAGCCAAAGAGCTGATTAACGGTATTCCCGTTAGTTGGCTCTTTTTGTTTTTTTACAACACAAACTCAAGATAACACATGGCAAAGCTTTACAGTATCTATTTTCAAAAGAGTAAGCCGGGAAGTCCTGTTATTGATACAAAGTCCCAATGGGGAGTTGTGTGCAAGGACTTTCCGTTTGCTGTTTACGGAGAAACTAAAGAATTGCCGAAGAGAGACTGGAAAGACGAGGACGGAGAGGATACATTTATCCCTGATAGACTTTACATGCAAGCCTATGAACTTGACGTGGAATTTGCATACAAGGGAGAAATGGATACAGCCAATGAAAAGGTGATTGGCTTTTTGGATTACCTTTCCGGCAAAGACAATTCCGGTGCAGAGCTTAAGGTTTACGACACCTACACCAAGATAGGCAGGCAGGGTGTCTACTACAAATCCGTAGAACCGGATCTTTTCGTTCGCAAGACTGACGAGGGAGATGTGTTGACATTCAGTGTTACATTCCGGGTTACTGACCCTCAAACTCAAATAACACTTTCGATCTAATGGGACGGTTTACGGTATATAGCAAGGACGGACAAACAGTCAGATGTGTACTGGATAAGCTGGAGTACACCGGGGTTTTCATGGCGGAACGCGCGTGCACATCAACTTTTATATCTGATGTCAAAATCAACTTTGACGTATTTGATTACATAGATTATAGAGGAGAACGGTTTGAACTGGAGCTTCTTCCTACGGTAAAGAAAATATCAAAGCATCAATACAGTTATGACCTTAATTTCGTTTCTCTGAAATACGAACTTGAAAGGTGCATGATGCGCAATATTGTTCCCAGTGACAACGGAATAGTCTACCCTACTCCTTTAGTTGTTGAGTTTACCGGAACGGTCAAGTATCTTGCAGAAAGGATACAAGCGTGTTTGGACGCCATGTACGGGAAAGGTGTATGGAGCATAACCCTTGCAGATGGCGTAGACAGCGAGGAAAAGAACATCTCCATGAGTAACCAAAACTGCTGGAGCGCTCTTTCTCTTGTAAACACAGAATACAAGCTGAATTATTTCGTAAAAGGAAGAAGCGTTACCATTGGCGGTGCGGAACCGGTAGTGAATAATGTTTTTGAATACGGCAAAGGTAAGGGGTTATATGAGATTGAACGAATATCTGATGCGGACACAGGGATTGTAACTAAGTTACGAGCCTATGGTGGCACAAGAAACCTTGATTACAGTTATCCGAAAAAGCCTGAATGGACTGACAGTATTCTCCCCGCCAACTACGCCTTATCTCCTCTTCGTCTTATGCTGCCAAGTTTTAAGACTGACGGAGTTACCGACTTTGTGCTGGCGTCAAACGAGGCTATCGCCAAATATGGGATTCGCGAAGGCGTGATAACCTATGACGATATTTATCCCTCTATTACGGGGATGAAGAACTCTGCTGGACAGGCTATTGACGAGATAAAGAGTGTTGACGCAATAACAAGTGAAACGCAACCCACTTTTACGGTACAGCTTTATGACTTGGGATTTGACTTAAACGAAAGCCTTACCACTGACGAAGCGCAGCTTTCCATGAAAAGCGGTGCATTGCAGGGGTACGCCTTTACTATTACTAAAATAGTCAAGGCTTCGGATGGAAGCTACACCCTTACGCTCGGAAGAAACACCCTCGAAGAATCGGATACGGATAATTTCACAGTTCCTAACAAGGACTGGAACATGAAAGCCGGGGACAGGTTTGTTCTTCTGAACATACTCATGCCACAGGAATATATTCGTTCTGCCGAAAACAGGTTATTGGAAAGGGCTAAAGAATATATTGCCAAATACAGCAGTACAAACTACTCTTACAATATAGGCGTTGACGAAATTTTCATGGCAAGAAACGCTAACTTCTATAATGAAATAATGGAAGGTAAGCGGCTTACTGTGAATGATCCCGAAATGGGGATAGACCATGAGAACGTGATAATACAGTCTCTCTCTATAAAAGAGGGAGAAGGGTTGATACCGACATTTGAAGTAACTCTTAATAATGAGCCAAGCGCAAGCACCCTTGAAAGAATACAAGGACAGATTAGTGAGATTGAAACATCTGTAAATAATAAGTTTTCATCACAAAGCGAACTAAGCAAACAATATAGAAAGAAGCTCGACAAAGTAGTTTGGGACAGAAACCTTGAAGAGAGGGTTGACGATAACGGAAAGGAATACTTGTTCTTAACCAAACCGTTGATTACCGCCTACGGAGTAACCATGTACGCAGGTGCAGATGTTCAAGTCCCTTCAATCTACGAAGGTTTCCCAATAGACGGTGTGACAATCCAATGGGTTGACGGAAAGCTTGTCGCAACAGGTGGAAAGGGTACTGCTAATGGTATAGTGGTTAACGGTAATACTTACACTCCTAATGAGGACGGAATAATCACCTTGCCTAATTATCCGACTTCGCTTGAATGGGGCAACATATCAGGAAAACCCAGCTGGATAGGTAGTACAAAGCCCTCTTACTCATGGGATGAAATTGGCGGTAAACCGTCAGTGTTCCCTACCAATTGGGAGAATGTTTCGGACAAACCCTCATGGATAGGCGCCACCAAACCGACCTATAATTTCAGTGAGATACAGAATAAGCCTACCACCCTTGCAGGTTATGGCATCACAGACGCTTACACCAAAAACGACATATCCGGGCTATTAGCCGATTACGTAACCAAATCAGGTGCACAGGACATTACAGGTGTCAAGTCATTCATAAACGGCTTAAATATCGGTGATATACTTGTAAAGAAGCATTCTGACGGAGTGGTTGAGTTAGACGGTGATTTGATTTTGACAGGTAGTCTTACCATGTTTGCACAAGGCAGTCATACGGCGTCCACCATTCTTGATGCGCTTCCGATTGACAATACTACATTATCCAAAGAGGGTGATGTATTAAGCGTAATAGGCGGTGTTGGAGGTGGTTCGGTAGACGGGATTATCCTTAACGGAACAACCTATTCTCCTGATGAAACCACGAAGTTGATTACATTGCCTAATTACCCCACCACATTGCCAGCAAGTGACGTGTATTCTTGGGCCAAGCAGCCGAACAAGCCGAGTTATTCGTTTGGTGAGCTGTCATCTCATCCTACTACGCTGGGGGGATATGGGATTACGGATGCTTATACGAAGCACGAGATAAACACAACAGTATACAGTAAGAGTGAGTGTGACGAATTTTTTGTAAATAAGGCAGGGGATACGATGACGGGAACATTGCTAATGTCAAATGATTCTGATATTTATGGTAGGTCTTCTGCTAATTCAGGTGCAGCTTATATCATAGGTTATAGAGATGCAAATATTAGTGGTATTGTTATGCACGATATTAGTGCTGCTAACAACACTAAGGCTCTATACATACAGACTAACGGATATGACGCGCCCAGTGACACTGGAGGATTAGCCATAACAAATGATTGTGTTACAGCATTCGGCTCAGGTGATAATGGTTCTGTATTCAGAGTGCTAAATGAGGATGATGTAAATCTTGGAGCTTTGTTTAACGTCGCAAAAGACGGCACATTAACAAGGCTTGGTAATAGGATTTGGGATGCCGGAAACGACGGTTCAGGTTCAGGGCTGGATGCGGATTTGTTGGACGGGTATCATTACTATTCTTTTGAAAGCTATCATAAGGTGAGCATAGATACAACAGGACTTGATAACAATACGTGGTATCCTGTTACAATGAGTATCGGTAATTCTCTGCAAACAAGAATTAGAGTACAAGGAAATACGTATGCTCCCGGGTCATGGAATGGCAGAGAAGACAAACGTATGTCATTAATATTGGATTACACTGTTAATGGTTCTTTTTGGGGATGGACATCCGCCCGTAGAGTAATAAATGAGATACAAGATGGAGCAGGCGCTCAAGGTGCACATTGTATTGGAGGTTTAGGACAGTTAACTAATTCGTCTACCGAATATGTATATGTCAGAGGAGGTGCAGTATATGATTTCTATGTAGATCGCTTTACCAACCCTGTATTAAGGACGTCCACATATACTATTCAAAATCAATCTGTTTCTCCCCAAGCATCTTATTCGTACGTAAACAGAACCAATGCCTTGCTTACGGACAATGTAGCGTCCGCCACCAAGCTGCAAACCCCTCGCTATATCTTCAGTAAGCCTTTTGACGGAACAAACAATGTAACAGGAGGAGCTAAGTTTCTTAATATCTGCATTGAGACAGATAACAACGGAAATGATAGTGGAAGAGGTAGTGAGATAAATAATTATAGGGCTGAATTAGACCTCCAACATAATACTTCTAATAACTTAATTTGCTGTATGGGTGGCGGCAACGTCGGCATAGGCATAAAACCTGAGCACAAGTTAGATGTAAACGGATCGTTTATGGCTCGTGGTATTATGAAATGTATGCAAATTGAAGTATCTAATTACTCGACCCAATATTACGCTGCGTATCGAACATTTAATACCGCTATATCCGGCACAGACCCCGATTATGAATGGTGTTGGTATCACGCTAAGGGCGAGATTACAAGAGGGCTTTCGTTATGGAGTTATGATGCAAACGGGACAGTATATAACGAAGTTGCCTCATTTTCTGCTTATGGTGGAAATAGATTTTATGTTAACGGCAATATTCTTACCGCTGGCGGAATAACAATGTACTCCGACTTAAGAAAGAAGAACGTCCTGAACAGCATCATCGTACCTCTTGACGTAATGGCAAATGCTGACCTTTTCGATTACATTTTCAAGAAAGATGAAAAATGCAAGGTCAGAGCAGGAACGAGCGCCCAGTATTGGAACGCATTTCTTCCACAGGTGACAGACACAGACAATGAGGGCTTCTTCACAATGAGTTATGATGTGCTTGCAACTACATGCGTACTGTCTATGGCAAAGCATTTCCAAAGATTTTTGATAGAGGATTTCAATAACCACGAAACGAGAATAGAGTTTCTTGAAAGAGAGAACAAGGAGCTGAAAGATAGCAATAAAGAAATGATGAACCGTATTATCGAACTGGAAAGGAGGGCAGCATAATGGCAATAATACCCGATACCAATATTAACCTGTCAAACAACATCGGTGCGGTGCTGAGGGATGCAGGGGGGGATGTTAATATCAATTATGCACCAAGCTTTTTTACTGCGGATGCAAATATTAGAGAATGGGCGAAGTATAAGCCGTTCAAATACCCGAAAAACTTTAACGTAACCGATAATGAGCGCAGTTCAAGAAACTGGGGGTTGTCTAATGTGCCGTATTGGGACAATGTCAACTACATGGCTGATTATGTCCGTAACGGCTCGCCTCTTGCTGGAAATTGTGGTACTCCTTATTTTGCCTATATACCTCCAGTCGGTGGCACTTCGGAACCCCTAAGGCTTGAAGATTTCAGGGGATATTATACTGAAGCTGTACAACCATATCTACCTTATAATGACTCTGTAATGATGGCTGACAGCACAACCGCCTTTTCAATAACGGTTCCTGTTAACGTACAACCGTCTCAGCAATACAACCTTACATTAGCCGATCTCCATTATATTAATTCGGGAGGTAGTGTAGTTGGTGATTGGAGAAATAGCTATTTATGTCTCGGACTGCTAAAGATTGGTAGTACAGAGTTTTATATGGCTACTGGTAACGCTTCTGTCGCTGATGACCCAACAATAGGCAATTATCCGGGTAATGCTATATTCGTATTTGACAGGGTTCGCCATGCTGCCGGAAAATATAAATCATTCCTCTTTGTTTCGAGCGTTAAGGATGTAGGTTCAAGTACGGCTCCTACGTCCGGTTTCTTCACTCCGTTAACATTCACATACGGTGAGGTTACATTGAAGAATTACGCGCCACCAGTAGAATTAAAAGAATTAAGCGCTACTAAGATTAGTACCGGAACAAAGGTAATATCTGTAAACTGCAAGATATACAATAATACCAACAGTAGATTATCGGCCAATATCAAGGTTACTATATATACTCAGTATGAATCTGTTATAAACACATTTACTTACAACGAGTACATTGACGCCGATACCTACCTTAGTTTCGGTAAGTCATATCTTGGTTCTCAAATATCCAATTTTGACGGAGCAAAAAAAGTGAATGTAACTGTCGTAATCAATGGACAAACACTATCTCAAACAGTAGATATACAGAATTATTAATGCAATAGACCATGAAACAGTTCAAATCATTATCAGACAAGCGGCTTATCATTGAAGCCGAGGTAAACGGGAAGAAAGGCTTCTTCCTTATTGATACAGGTGCGAGTGTTGGGCTTATTGCCGAGGACAAGGTAAAGAAGTTCGACATCGTGAGAGGACGCAAATACCCCGGCTCTCTTGTTGGTGCTGGCGGTGAAATGGAAGATGTGTATTACTGCAATACGCTTGTGCGGTTTGGTGGGAAAGATATTCCGCAGTTCCTCATTACCGACATATCAGGCGTGAGAAACAGCATAGAGCGTGAGACCGGGATAGAGATACTGGGAATCATCGGCCTTTCACAAATGAAAATCGCATCGATGCAAGTAGATGCAAATGACAATATGATAATAATAGAATAGTAACCAATAAAAACAAAAGTTATGAGTACATCAACAACCGCTACTGAAAAAGTGGCTTATGAAAAGTTAGTGAGAGCAACAGTAAGAGTAAATAACTCCGTAGACGAATCTAAGGTCTATGACATTGAAGCGGATGCCGAGATAAACAACGGCATTGTAGGTAATATCAATTCAGGCACAGTGAAGAAAGACGGCTCACAGGTGGCTACTTTCAACAGTTACGGCAACGAGAACCTGAGCATCAACCATAACGTGGGAGACAAGCAGGAGCAGTGCAACATCACCGCGGCTGTCAATACCTTTATTGCCGACACGAAAGCCAAGATAGCTACCGCACAGCCTGTTTCATTGTAATTGTACAACCATTAAACTATAATCATCATGGAAGATAAGAAAGAAAAAGAAGAGTTGAGAGATATTGACTTTGCCAAAGCAGAAATCGAAAACATTGACGGCTCAAAGTCTAAGATATTCGTAGACGGTGACGGTGAGATTGGCGTATTGGTTAAGCAGTTTGCCAACGTGATATACTCCCAGTCTAAGGAATTGGGCGAGGTGGAAGTAGCCCGCGAAATCTACAAAACAGGCCAGTCAAAGGTCACAAAAGAACAGGCAGCAGCCTTGAAGAAGTATGCGGAGAACTACCCGTACATCTTGCGCACTGCAATAGAGGGTGTATTTGATGTGTTCAAGTAACTAATCAGGAAGGGGTTGTGTCATGAAAAAGGTAAAGGTTGATTTATTAGTTATTGGTAACCTATTGGTTATCAACAACTTGCGAGGGGGGGGGGTAACATCCTCTAATTGGAATTGTTATGCAGATGAAAGCCTATATGAAGCGGACAGGGTCGTACATGGAGACTACGAGATTGACGGTGACAGTGATATGTCTATTGCTGTTACTGGTGGTATCACCATTATACGGAAGGAGGTATGATATGGCTATTGTACCTAATACCGATGTCAACCTTGCAGGTAACATACGTGACGTACTGAACGCTGCCGGGGGAAGTGTCACTAATGATGTGATAACATTCTTCCAAACGAGGGCTAACATCAACATGTGGGCCAAGTACAAACCCGTTCGCCATACAAAAAAATTCGACCTTACAGACGGAGAATTTCAAGACGCAAAGTATGGCTTGAACATACCTCAAGCAGGAAACTCTAATTTTGGAGGAAACAGGATATGGACGTATGAACTACCCGCAGGCGGAGAATATCAGCCTTTTAGACTTTCGGATTTTAAGAGCTATTACACTGATGCTGTTCCTCCTGTTACAGTTTCCTTTCCGTCTAATATTTATGTCAACAACGACAACAGCCGCGTGATTTATATAGACATAGATAGCTCCGCAGAGGGGATGCATCAGCCGTCTTATAATGTGTTAGTAAGGGAGCTGTTCCCTACAAGGCAGCATTGGTATATAGGCGTTGGCATTAAAAACCTGACAAGGAACCATCTTTTATGGAAAACGGTTTCACAGCCTCTTGAAAGTTCCGGTTCTAATGAATTTGAAATAACAGTCCCCGTACATAATAATTGGGAAAAAGGCGAGAGAGTAGCCGTTGTTGCCTTGCTGTGTTCAGAGGGATTTACAGGCGAACCGAATGACACTCCTACGTTTCCCGAATCTTTCTATTTATGTCCTACATCAAATATTGGATATAAAGAGTTTACACTGGAATTCCTTTCTATAATAACCAAGGGCATAACGCTTTCTCCGTCAGACGTTACTGTTGTTTTTGAAAAAAGATACGGAACTGATCCTAATTACGGACACTCTTACGCTTATGTTATTGATTATATAAGATATTCTCCTAAAAACGAGACCAGCGGCACTCTTCGGGTAGAGTTTTTCGTAGAGGTAGACGATTCAGAAGCAAGCGGCTACATATTTGACTTCGGAGGGTCGACTACTACCATATACGCGGGTTCTAAACAGACGAATATATCTCGTCCAACCGATTCAAGCGGAGGTGTAGGTAGCGATAATACCGATTTCGTGAATATAACAATATATGCAAAAGTGCAGGGAGATACGGATAGACAGACAATATTTTCAAGGGATTTCAATTTTTACACTCAATCATGGGAATAATATAATGTTGGTAAACCGTATCAAGAGAGATGATAAACAAAATAATAACCCCCGCTCCACTCTCACGAGCCAAACGGGGATGCAGTAGTTAGTTCTGATACTATGGATGATACAAATATATAAATAATTTCAAACAAGAAAAAGAAATGGATTAGATTAACGAAAAAGTATGTGGATAAAAAACCCGCCATGTTCTCACGAATAAGGCGGGCAAGGCAGACGAACAACACGAACAGTAATCTTGATAACTAAAGTCTGCCTGATTAATCAAATTTACGCTTACAGTTTGTACGTACACAAAGATAGGAAGAATTTTAAACATAACGATAAAATGAAAGAAAACATTGTTACCCAAAGCATACCGGGTGGATTCGCGGTGATAGCAAGCAGCTTTATTATACAGTCATTGGAGCACATGATACCTTGGCTGATAGTATCATTTTCAGTTATCATCTGCGATTTGGCGTTTGGAGTTAGGAAGAGTTTATTAATGAATGAGGAAGTACGTTTCTCCGGAGCCATACGCCGTACTATGGGTAAAATGGTAACTTACTTTGCCTTTGTCTGCATGGTTGTGATGATAAACATTGCTTCCGGGGACAAGTGGAACATTGATATATATTCCTGTCTCTTTGTGTGCTTTATAGAGTTTTGTTCTATTATAAGCAACATATTAAAGCCTAAAGGGTATGATTTTAATGTATTAAAGGCTTTGGGCATATTCTGCAAAAAGGTTTTTAATGTTGATAAGGAAGATGTTAGTGAGATAATAACGAAAGATAAGGAGGAAAATAAATGAGTTTAATTGACTTTGCTTTTATTGCACCATTTTCTTTTTATATAATAATTTATACACTTTCGGTAAAGAGAACCGGATATGTCGATAAATCCATAGAAAAATGAGTTGTATTTTAACATGATTTTTTTTGCAAATATAGCAATAACCAAAAACGAGGAGGAAAAGAAATGAATATTAAAGACTACTTCGACATTCAGGAACTTGTATGCCGACACGTGTACGAGAAGTTCGGTGATAACGCTTGGCAGTTCTTCGATAACCGCCTGTTGGAAACACTGCTTGTTATCAGGGAGAAACTTGGCAAGCCTATCTATGTGAATAATTGGCAGGTAGGCGGTAATCTGACACAGCGAGGTTTTAGATGCAATGTCTGCCAGCTTGTTGCAGAAAAAACAAGGCTTGAAAAAGTGTACGTATCGGCACACATACAAGGTACGGGCATTGATTTCGATGTAAAAGGTATGACGGCTCTTGAGGTCCGTAACTGGATTAAGGCAAACCAAATACTTCTTCCGTATCCTGTCAGACTGGAGCAGGATGTTACGTGGGTGCATCTTGATATGCGTAATGACGGAACAAAAGGCAAGGTAGTGTATTTCAAAGGATAATTATTAACAATTAAATAAAAGCATTATGGCAGCAACAGATTTATCATTCAGCAAAAACGAGGAAAACAAGTACGTAGCATCTTTCGTATCCGAGGGCCCTGTTACCATACAGGTGAAGAGACAAGAAGCAGGTTCGCTAAATATCTATGCCAACATTGACGGCATGGATGCAATCTACGTAGGCGGCTATGGCCCGTACAACGGTAGTGCCAACTTGATTTTCAATGTAGATGTCCCGGCAGGGGTTAATGTGTCGGTTGAATCGTTTACGGAAGTGTTGGAAGCTAAAAAAATAGGGCAATGAATAATATCGAACTAAACAAAGTCGCAATTCAGAGCATCGGCATTGACACCATACGTCTGCCGGGTGTCGGCTCTGCAAGCGCTAAGGGTTCGGGGAGTTTGTTTCACAAGTCTCTTGTTGACGCTTGGTTTATGTCAGGATACAGCAATGATAATCCTCCTGCTTCGATAAGTGGTTACAAGGGGCATGAACTTGTACTGAAGAACTTTGCGTTTGCTGGAAGTAGTGGGTTTGGAAAGTATTCTGTAAATAAGAGAACATGGACTGATACGAACCGTTGTGAAAGAATAGATGTAGACTATTTAACTTATACTTTCGTAAATATCACTGAAAGTTCCGGATCAGTCTTACAATATATAGATGGAGCGCAATTTAGTGTAATAGGTAATATTGTGAAGGTTAGGGTTGCTGGGATACCTGAAGGAGGTAAAGTTGATATTGGCAACTATATAACTAATATAACAGAAGATGGTGTTTATGAAGGAACTTATACAAGAAATACGAATAATACTACAACTATTTCTACCACAAATTGTATAGGAGCTACTATAACTGTTGAATTTCTTTCCGACAACGCAGGTTCTCTTGTATTCGATGGTGTAGATGATTATGCTGTATGTGACAATATGCCGATACAAACGGATTATACAGTGATATGCAGGAGAGAAATAATTAATACGAACAACTCTTCTGCTGTTGCTTCCAAACGTACTTATCCTGATAATATAGGAAGTTTTGGTGCTTTTGTTATTGAAAGAGTTACTGCTAATGGTAGTAAGGCTTTATATTCTTTTGGAAAAGATAATGCAGTTTATTCGTTTAACTCAAATCAAATAATATATCAAAGTAAGACCGCCTATAATGATAGAAATATCATAGCAGGAGACGCATCAGATACAAATATTTTGAGTTTAGGAGCGAATGCATATAATCTAAGTTTAGGTAGATGTCAGGAGTTTTCTAATGTTGCTATCTACTACTTCGCCCTCTACGATAAATCTCTCACTCCTGATGAAATAGAGCAAGAGAAGATAAAGTTAAATGAAATTTGGACTAAAAGATTAAACGGATGAAATATGTAATTGTAACAGTAGAATGGTGTTTGCAAAAGGGAATAGTAGTACCTGAGCATGCGCGTAAGAGTGTGAACGGAAGTAAGGTTATTCTTCATTATGACTTCGTGTCCCCTGTGTTAACTGACGAGGATAAACTAACGGTTTACGAACATAACAGTAGAGAACTTGGTAGCATCCTGAATAGCAGGGAGTGGAAAAATGAAGATTCCTCTATTTCGTAACTTATAAACTATTTGCCATGAAAGAACTAAGAAATCTATTGTTTTGGGCGTCTGTTGGATTGCTGGCTATGCTGCTGGTGTTCGTGTTTGCTTCGTGCCGAACGAGGACGATCTATGTGCCTGTTGAAACCAAAGTGCTTGACAGTATAGTCTACCATGATACAACGTTTCAGGAGAAGCTAATACCTTACAAAGACAGCGTGTCTACCCGCGATACTGTGTCATTCCTGCATAACCCGTATGCTTATAGTTATGCGTCTTGGAATAAGGGGATATTGAACCACTCATTAGGCATCTATCCCCAATCTACGGTGACGGTCAAGATACCTTACTTCATTGAAAAGATAAGAAGTATTGAAGTGCCAAAGCCCTATCCTGTGGAAAGGAAACTATCATGGTGGAAACGGTTTAAAATCAATTACGGAGGTGCGAGCATGATGCTAAACATTGCATGTGTCGCATTGGCCGTTCTTTGGCTTGCCATAAGGATAAAAAAGAAATAAGTGTAGAAGTTGGCTTTAGCTGACGCTCTTTCGGGGCTTAGAGTAGAAAGAAAGCCCCTATCTCTTGTCCTCTGTCTGCGAAACGAACACAAGAGACAACAATCACAATCCGAGTTGTTACGAGGCTTTCGAGTTTAATAACGCCGGGTTGTGATTTTTGTTTTTAATAATTACATGTTTTAAAGCAGAATAATATGAAAACAGGAGATTTGTATCAGATTATGATGTCTACGGTATGTAGGCATACGGGGGTTGGAGAATTGGATATGATTGAAAGCAATAAGGAGGAATGTGTAGACGCACGTTATATTTTAATATATTTTCTGTCTAAATATCTGACGGACGAGGATATATCCAAGAATACGGGGTTAACCCGGCAGGCGGTTAATTATATACGCAATCATTTTGAAAATAAAATGAATAAGTGGAGCATAAAGAGTGGTATATATGATATTGGCGAAATGCTAAAGCCCCCATTTCTCAATGAGGGCTTTTAGAAGCGGAAAGGGAACAGCGTTATAAATTTATAGCCAATAATTCTTCACCTAATTTGTGAAGCGCTGTTTCTATTTTTAAAGTTTGTTCCGGACGGGGATTTCTCATTCCGGATGCGTAATGCCATAATTGTTTTTGGTTTATTCCGGTGATACGTTCTAAACCAGCTTTTGTAAAGATGCCGGAATAAAATTGGAGTAATGATTTTACGTCCATTTTAAACGACAATTCATAGTCTCCTTGAAGTTCAACAGGAATAACACCACCAAATTCCTTGCAATCTTCTATTAATACATTAATAGAGTTGATGATGCCCGCTTTAATTTCTTCTACGGTTTTTCCGGTTGCTACAATACCATCTACTTCTTGGATATAAGCAGAATAATTATTTTCTGCTTTCTCGATGATAACGGTTAGCGGTTTCATACTTCATAATTTATTACTCGTTAATAATATCCTTTTTTGCTCTCTTCAAAGAAAGCAGGACTGGCTATTGTCCTGCTGTTCCCTAAAGAGTGGATTAAATTTCATTCAAGTCAGCTTCTGTTAAACCGGCTTGTCTGAAAATTGATTTAAGTGTTCCAATGGCTAAATCATCATTAGGATTTCCAGGAATAGGAATCGGGCGAGGTTCGCCATCTTTCCTAAAAATTCTATGATCGCCATTAGTCCTAATATGTTTCCACCCTTTCGCCTCTAATAAGGCTATCACAGCCTTTACTTTTAAAACTTTCATTCACTAAGATTTAAAAATTAAACGAAATGACTTATCAGTCATGTGGATAACGCTGCAAAGATAACTATAATTCTATCAATCACAAAGGATGAGATAACTATTTTTCTATCATTGTGATTTTTTAGCATTGGATGCGAGCAATGAATTAGCAATGAACTCGCAAGGTATTATTTCGGTGGCATAGTACTTATCCTGTCCTTTGTCATGCAGCCTACATCGGGCTGCCTTGAAACAATAAATATTTTATGACTATGACAGCAGAAGATTTAATGGCAATGAAAGCCATGTCCGACGGAACCGACATGAGTTCCTACGAACACTTCATGGTGGCTGAAAAAACAGCGAAGAGACCCAGCGGAACATCAATTGCAGCTATCACTATCGGTAGTGCAGCCTTGTTGACTGGTATCGGAGCTTGGATTTTCGGTGGCGTTTATGCCGCACAGGGAAGCAAAGCTAACCAAAGAGACATTGACCGACTGGCTCAACTGGCTATTGCAGAACGCGCAGAACGTGTAAATCAGCAACCTCGCATGATTGACTACGTAAATGTTCAGACAGGCGCTACGGCTAACGCTTTGGCGGGAGCAGGAGCAAGCGCATACGCACAGGCAGAAGCACAGATCGTGGCTGACCGTTTGACTGGTCGCTCACAGATGTGTCCGCAGCCCGTAGCATTGTACAGCGCACCGCAGCCTTGCGGATGTCCTTGCAACGGCTAATTGCATTTCGGTATCGGGGAAGGGCGCACTAAGCCTTTCCCTTTTTACAAAAAAACATTGCTACTTATGTTTTGGAGAAAGAAAAAATACAATATGGAAATGCTGAAAATGATAAAGCCTACCAGTAAGGTTGCACTGAAAATGCAAACTCTGATGATAGCCAAAGGAAACGTAGAGGAAGCGGAGAAGCTGTATGATTTTCTCGCTAAGGACATGGAAGAACTGCCTACGTTTGATGTTGTACCTCCCACAACCATGCAACAGGTAAGGGATACTGCCGGAACGATATTCGGCTGGGTGAAAGAAAATCAGAACGACATCATGCAAGGCATAGAGTTCTTGAAAAGCCTGAAAAAAGGAGGTGGAATGCCGCCTTCGGGTGCTGCTCCAGTATCACCGCCTCTGCCTCCGTTGTAATTAAAACAAATGCACTATGAAAGGATTTGAAATAAATTTTAAAGTATATGCCGATACGCAGGAAGAAGCGGATGCAGCCTCAAAGGCATTGCAGAACTTTGTAAACGAACATGCTGCCGAGGGAAGAGCGGTAACAGCACAAAAGCTGACAGAGTGCGTTCTTAAATGGAAAGACAACCTGTTTGTAAAAAATCAAATCATCAAATATTTTAAATAACAAAACAATATGAACGAATACATACAAGCCATTTACGAGATAGCAGTATCAAACAATAAGTTCCTGATAGCTACGGAACAACGGCTGATAAACATTGAAGCAAAACTCGATGTGCTGCTGGGTGTAGGAACGCCTGATTCTGTAAAAGAGATGAAGAGCCGGGTGCCGGCTCCAAAGAAATACCCTCAATCAGCAGAGGAACCCGTTGCTGAATAATATTAATAAAAAAACGATTCATTATGAGCTGTTGTAAAAACAAATCGGGACAAACCTCCGTATTGGAGCTTGTCCCCGTAGCCACAGGGACTACGACACCATCCCCAATAATGTATTACATTGACCTGATTCATTATCTGTGTCGTAACCGGAACATCTGTATCACCGCCCAATATCCTTTGAGCGGGACCATGAGGGCCGTTTTAAAGTCTATTGATTCTTTAGGCGGAAACCTTTATTCGCTGTCTATCCAATTGGTAGGTTCGGTAAGTTATCTGCCATACGTATGCGGATGCAACAATTGTGACGTATGCCCGCAGACGGATACAGTGTTCACTTCAATTACCGTACCGTTCTATTCAACCACAGTACCCACATCGGCAACACTTACCGTTACGCCTAATGTGCTGGTAAGTCCTACCAACGTACAAGACTGCTGCACGAAAACAAATGCGGTGGAAATAGAGTTCGGCCTGACTGTCACAAGCCCTGCTCCTGCGCCTGCCGTAGCTGCATTGCTTGGTGAAGATGAAAGCTTAGCAAACGAAACCAAATCATCCAAAAACAAGTAGTGTATGATTGGGGATGCAATGATAATAACCGTTTCCGTATGCCTGTTCATCTATTTGGGACTTTTCAATGCCATAGCAGGCATTTTGAAAAGACTTGTTCCGGTAAACCCGGAGAAGATAGGACACTTATCGGAGAAGCTGAAATGCAGCAAGTGTATCAGCTTTTGGCTCACGCTGGCTTACAGCATTGCATGCGGAGGTCCGGTTATTCGTTGCATCCTTGTTTCTTTTCTGTGCGCTTTGGCCGCACTATGGATTGATTTGCTTTTGGCTTATATAAACAAAAAATACGATCGGTTATGGGAAGATTTGTAATTGTAAAACCAAAGCCCGCAAAGACGGTTAAATGCCCGTCATGCGGAAAGAAATAACAATATGGGCAACAAGAAGATTATGAAGTATTGCATGGACAAATACCTCAACGAGTGTATAGGTAACTGCAAGGATGACGGTGTCAAGGCTCTTTTATTATTACAAAAAGACATTGAAAAGAACAACGAACATCACCTTCGCCAGCAGGACTTGCTGCTTCAAATAATCAGAAAGCAAAGCAAACCCAATTTTTGGCGGGAGGTGGGAGCAAACCTTACCGGGGATGCCATTTTTGAGGTGTTACTAAGAGGTGCAAGCAGGATATTCAGATAAGAAACATACTACTAATTAAAAGAAAGGGAAAAGATTATGACTATTTATGAATTGATAGAAAAGTACGGCAAAGGCAAGGGTGAAGCTGTAATGATAGAGAGCACCCGCATTCTTTCGGATGTGCTGGAGCCGATGAAAGAGAAAGAGCCTAAAAAGTATTGGCTGGCGTTGAGAAAGCTGTACGGTGCCATGAGCGGATGCCATTACAACGAGGAGTTTGCCATGCACGATGTTGCCGATATGGAATACACAGACAAGGAAGGCAACGAACACAAGGGTGGATATTGGACGGTAGATCAGATAGAGGAAGCCACCAAGAACAAGAATTTCCCGTCAGGATGTACCCGCTGGGATAAATACGTAGCCTTTAATGCTTTTTGGGCCGATCTGTGCAAGGTTTTGGATGGAGAGGATATTATCGAAGCGGCGTATGCCTTTTGGTTTGACGATGAAGATTGGATGCCGGGAGATAATAAAATATGGTCTTATATGTGCCTAAAATATAGCTATGAATGAACAATTAGACATATTGATTAAGCAGTCGGAAGACTTACCGCACTGGATGTTCTGCCGACTGCTTGCTATGATGCAATGGAACGTGCTCTAAAGATAGCCGAGGACGTTATTTGCAATGCTATACCGCTTATTGTTGCGGTAAAACTGGCTATGCTGTTAACCCTGTGTCTCTAATTCTTTCACATCCTCCAGTGCCCTATACAGTATGTATATGGTACTCATATTGTTTTTAAACAAATCTGTGCTCCCTTCATCTACATATTGCGCGTAATCAAACGCCAGTTCTACAAGTTCCTTTCTAAGCTCTTCAGGAGCTATAATGTCTCTAAAAAATTCGCCCATTGCGCTGACGTCATATTGCTTTTTAGCAGGTATTGTATTTCTTTCCATGATGAATATTTGTTTTAGGTTTTAAGCGGGCAGACTGATTACGCCTACCCAAAATAATATTAGTTTATCTTATTCTTGCTAATTTCCCGTCTGAGGGATTGCCGCCAAACAGGTGATTGATGTATGCTAATCCCTTTTGAGTACATGTCACAACCATTACAATAAATCCAGGATGATTTTTTCTTGATATAGGCTTTTCTGTCATTTCAAAGTAGCCTGCATCAATGTATTTCTGCTTAGGTTCATTACGATTTGCAAAGAATACGCCAACTTCCCTTAGCTTCTTGAAAAGGGTGTTTCTACCATATCCAAGATTAAGAATTTTGGCGGCTTGGCCTATGTCTACCTTACCTTCCATAGCAAAAGCTTTTTCAGCAAAATCAGCTTTAGGTTTAAGTCTTTCTATCTGTTTCTGCTGTTTTTCATTCTCCAAAGCTAAACGTTCCTTGTCTTCTTCCGCTTGAAGAGCCATTAAAAGAAGTTCCTTACGGGAAAGTTCACGCTTGTTTTCCTCGCATGCTATAAAATACTTTCGGGCTTGTTTGCCTCGTTCATTATTCTCGAGCATTGAAAGCTCTTTTGCCATGCCGATAGATAGTGCATATTCTATTTTGCTAACTTGCTGATTTTCAGACTTGATAAAATTATCATGTCTGATATTCAATAAGTTACCTTGATAGTCAAAATAGAGCGTTTCAAAATCTTTTCCTTCTACAAAGTCGTATTTATTAATACGCCCTTTTATCCAATTAGCAAATTCTTGTTTACTTTCAAGAAAAGAATGTAAGTAACGTGCGTTAACGGCTTTTTTCCCGTTGTTTTCACTGATAGGGAGCAGTTCTCCCAAATTGTTAATTTCTGCCATAGATTTATTGAACTTTATTGGCATTATAGGGCTGGTAGCCTGCCCATATCCGGCTTTTCGGAAGGGCAAAGAAAAAGGCTGCCCTGTCCCATTGTTCAACCTATCCAAAGGCAGATATAGCATTAACTATACCTATGGGGGTGGCAGCCACTATATTGTAGCGTCAAACTCGCAAGCATAAAAAACGCCTGCATATGGCAGGCTTCCGCTTGCCTTTGGATAAAAGTTGAACGCTGCAAATATACGCCCTTTTTCTATAACGCCAAATAAAAAACTTAATATTTTACTTTAACTGTATGATTTCTACCCCATATCATCGCATTATACAGCGAGGCGGCATATAGTTTAATCTCTTCGTTGCTTTCCAAGAACTCTACCTTTAATGCTTCTTTCATAGCGGTGGTATAAAGGTTTTGGTCTAATGTATTATCTTCCATTGCTTTTGTTTAAAAAATTAATGATTCTCTCAATCTCTCGAATATCTTCTCTCTTTCTTCGTATGTGGCTTTTCTTGTTTCGTAAAAAGAACCAAACAAATGAATGTTTTCTCTTCCCGGACTGACTATATACATTATTTTCTTAGCCATAATCATATTAATCATTAAACAAATCAACAGCTTTCGCAACCCAATACCATATCACGAAATAAAAGGCGTATTTGGCTAATCTTTCGCAAGATAGTGAAGGCTCTAACCCGGCTATGAAATTCCACGTATTATACTCATATACACAAATTAGATATGATATAATGATAGAAACCAGTATATATATAAATCTTCTCATAATCATATAAGTTTTAATGCTTCAAAAATCCCGGCTTCGAGTGCTTCTTCGTAGGTATCCCAATTCCCACCATCGTTAGGGCCTTTGGCATCATCATCTTCCATCCATGTGCCGTTATTGGCTTTCACAATGGCATAGCCATAACCACAAGCATTACGGTATATTTCAATATGCAAGTTCTTGGTTTCACGCAGCCACTTTTGAGCAATGGATTGTGTAGGTTGAGAAAAGCATTGTTTTGGTAAATCATCATTAATTCTATATAAAGTTTCCCTTGGTATATTATTAATATCAATAACATTTTTACAATACTCATTAAACCCTTTCTTTCTCAGCTGCTTCGCTGTCTCTAATGTTACAAGTTCTTCGGTCATGGCTATTCTTCCTTTCTGATATATCCGTTTTCAATCACCCAGCACAGTATCTTATATGCGTTCTCCAAGATATCCACATTGTTTTTATAATCTAAATCGTCAAACGTATAATTTACGTATCTATAACATATACAAGGCGGAAGTATTTGCAGTTGATATTCTTCATCATTGTATGTAATATAACTCGGCAGCTTGTCAAGAATGTCCTGCAAGGTGTAAGTGGGAATTGATTCATATGACATAAAACCACAAACTTGGAATTCTTTCTGCAAACTCAAAAACCATTTACCTTTGGATTTATCATCAACACGACTTCCATGCGATACTCTTGCCCAATACATACTTGCATCACTCGTATCCAAGCCAAGCTCCCTCAGGTGCTTCATCTGATCTATTGATAATACTTGTTTTGATTTCATATCTAATCTCTTTTTTAAACACTCTTACATAAAGCATTAAATTTGAATTTATCACAGTTTATAGTATCTCGGTTAAATCTGTCAGTGCATTTATAATAATGCTTACAGTTGTAACAAACCCTTTCAATCTTTTGCTTTTTCTTTACTTTAGGAAATTTCATTCTTAATCTCCTTTCTCTTTAATATATTTTTCTGTAAACTTGATAATTGTCTCTAAGAAAAGACGGGTTGCATTATCAGATATGATACATCTACTACCGCTGTTCCCAATCTCATGCCTTTGGATTGAAAAAAATGCATACTCCTTTTTAGTGAGCGCGTACCATGCTACTTTTATTCGTTCAATCATTTGTTTAATCTCCTTTCTCTTTAATCCGTTCCAGTACATTCCTGTTGGCTTCGAGTATCTCATCGAAAGAGGGGATTTCGTTTTTACCAACATAATAAAACATAAGACCTCTGCTAACCATTGGCGAACGTCTTTTTAATGAGTTGAAAATAGATGTTGTTGGAATATTCATTTTAATTGAAGCATCTTTTATTGATTTGAAAACGTAAGCAGTTTCTCCATGTATGCAACAAATCTTTTTTCGATAACTATCAGTCGCATGCCCATAGGAGTTATTGTAAGACCTTGTACACCATTCCAAGTTATCAACATTATTATTTAAAGGGTTCTCGTCTTTATGATTTACCATCTCTAAATTTAAAGGGTTTGGTATAAATGCTTTTGCAACAAGCCTGTGCACAAACATTAGTTTCCTTTCCCCATTAATGCTAATTGTTACCTGAACATATCCATGAGAATCTATATAACCTTTCATTATCCTTGGATACGCTCGTTTCCCCCATCTACTAAAAATGCTTCTAACTCGTCCAAAATTACTAACTTGATACCCAAACACTCCTTTTGTGTCTTTCCATACCTCTTTCATGTCATTATAAATTTAAGAGTTTATGAATATTCTCTATAACTTCTCCGTCTGTCAGTGAATCGTCCTGCATGATTGATTTAATCCGATTTGCAAGCCATTCAGCACCGGCTTTGAACCCTTGTTCAATGTCATATCTATCAAAATCGAAATGCAATCTATATTTCTTTGGAACTCCACGTTCTTGACATTTATCGTCAGCATATTTCCTTACTGCTTCTTCTATTGTCTGTTTCATAACTATATTTTATAAGTTATCATGAATCGATCTTCGCCTCTCTAATGTCTATTTCAATCTCTAACGTGGTGTTTGATTTCGTTTTTAAAAGATGGTCTTCTATCGCTTCTGATAAATGACTCATTGCATCTTTTTCGTCCTTACCTATTCTCCTTACATTTATTTCTTCATTTGAAATAATATATCCATTTGACACCTTTTCAATTTTTATTTTTACTTTCATTTTAGATCATTTTTTACTGATTTGAGGGTTATTCTTCTTTTAGTACGCTATCAATCAAACTGTCTATTTCCTGATCGGATAGAAACTGCTTACCTGCCTCCTTTTGCTCCTGAAGTTTAACTTTAAGCCTATTTTCTATCCTTTTCAACGCTGTACAAGTGTTCTTATCAGGATAATACCAATCAATAGAACTACAAACAATTAACTTAATATGATCAAGTTCTAAGCTATCCGGGCAATGTTTATTGAGAAAGTCTAAATCTTCTTTGATTATCTTCTCGTATGCGTTTTTATCAATCTTTATGCTCATATCTAAATTGTTATTCATTAATTGGTAGTTTCATAAAACACATCCATATCGTCTTACTTTGTCTTCCTGTGGTATGCCCAAATAACGGCTCATAAGGAATAAGAGACAATATTTCAATAGCTTTTATCTCGCTTTCGTTCCACTTGAATACCAATGTGCCATTTGGTTTTAAAACACGCATACATTCATCAAAGCCTGTCTTTATCACTTCCTGCCAATTAGCAGGGAGTTTACCATATTTCTTTGCCATCCATGAAGTTTCGCCAAGTGTTTTAAGATGTGGTGGGTCAAACACTACCATATAAAAGGTGTTATCTTCAAATGGTAAATTAGTGAAATCTGCTACAATATCGGGTTTTACTTCTATGGTTCTGATTTTATCTCTATCCTTGGCCGTGATGGTTTCGCTACGCTTGTCTATGAATAAAGTGTTAGGATTATGTTTGTCAAACCAAAACATTCGGCTACCGCAACAGGCGTCTAATATGATTTTCGTTTTACTCATACTTATTTTGTTTTACTCTAATTTTGAAAGGAGCACATCCTAATGAAAGGCTGAGTGTCAAATTCTAACTTGTCATTATAACTGTTGGATATGCTCCTTTTTGTTGTTACTTTTGTTTCGTCAAATTCTAAAAATTATAACTTATGAAAGAGTTTATAAAAACATCAATCTACTGCCCTGAAGAAGTAATTGGTCTAACTATCTCAATCTGCAAACAGCTTAACATTCCATGCAGAGGAAAACAAGATGCAGGGAACTTTATTTTTCAAAGAGAGCTAATAAACAGCCTTTCAGGAAAATACAAGATAAATGCTTCCGTAGGAAATAATTGTTTTTATTATTCTAAAAGTCTAAACCTGATTGCGGAGTCTCTCGTTTCTCGTAATATCCTGAACGAAGACGCTCTTCGACAAGACTTGGAGGAATTTTGTTTAGCAAATCCGCCACTGCGCCTTTAGGAAAATACATGTGAAATCCCCTGAGTGAAAACACATTTTTTTCTATAAATAAGTTTGCGCCCACCACGTTATTGTTTAGCACTCTCTCCAAGCGTGCAAGGAACTTTTTATCCCTGTACGTTTGATACTTCTGTAATAGTTTTTTAATCATAATATATTATTGTAAGCTTAATATTCCACCTCAACAAATTCGCCGTCTACTAATCTATACCAAGTATCAGCCTTGATATTCTTGCCGTCAACCACAACGGCTTTCCAATCGGAAACATTGTACGAGCTTTCTTGCTCCTCTGCTATAACCAAGATAGATCCCATACCTCCTCTGACCTTTACATTTGTTCCTCGCGCCACCGCTAAACCGTTATTTCCAGTTGATGAACTACCTCTTGATGTCGCAGCACCTCTATCACCAGCGGTCGCAGCACCACTATTACCAGCGGTCGCAGCACCACTATCACCAGCGGTCGCAGCACCTCTATTACCAGCGGTCGCAGCACCATAATTACCAGCGGTCGCAGCACCTCTATAACCAGCGGTCGCAGCACCTCTATAACCAGCGGTCGCAGCACCACTATCACCAGCGGTCGCAGCACCTCTATTACCAGCGGTCGCAGGAAACCCCGGATTTGCATTATTCATATTAGTGCACCGTTCCTTTACATAAGATACGGTTGCTTTCACAAGCCCTTTTATATCGAGTTTTGCTCCGATATGTATTTTAGAACAAGCGATCTTTGTATCATCCTCATCCGCATCCATATAACCGCTTCCCTCAACTTCGTGAAACTTATTCATACCTATATAAGCAGGCGGATAATATCCAAAGACATCCAATGGATGAAGACAAAAATGAAATCCATTTTCGCAAGCTTCTATTTCTCCTTCCTCCTCGTAGTCCTTGCCTTCTTCGTATTTAAATCCTCGGCATGTCATATCTGGATTAAAACCCTTGTATCCTTTTATTTTGGTAAACTCCTTTGGTAGAGTAACGTTATCCGGAAGATTTGCTCTAAGTATCATGTACGCCATATAATTTGTATCAAATCCGGCTATTCCTGTACCAATGGCGGTGAGAAGAAATTCCCTTTCCGGATGCTCCTCAGCAAATTCTCGGAAGTTTCCTAAATAGGTAATTAACTCTTCTTCGGTTACTTTCTGCATATCCTTATCTAATGTCGGAATAGCATACGACTGCCCTTGCATCCCTTCGGCTTGTCCCATGACTGCACCGAATTTTTCTACGGCTAATCTTGCCGCCCCTCCAGCATGATTACCGTTCATATTTGAACCAAAAACGAATATCTGATTTTCTGTAAGTTCCTGAATATTATCAGGAGTTAATTTCTTTTTCATAATGTATGTTGTTAGTTTAATTTATTCGTACATACTTACCTGCTATATCACACGCTCATCTCTCTGCCTCCTTAGCCTTAACCTTGCGTATTAGCGAACGGGCCTTGTTCCTCACGAGCTCCGTAATATCATCCGCGCTGTCCGCAAAGGAACACTGATAGACATTGTCCGTACACTCCGACATGAACTGTACATGGGCCTTAGCTTCTTTGCCTACCTGCATTATCTTATCGTACATCTCCAATCGGTAATCAGGATGATATTTCTTAAGAACTTGGTTAAAGTCCATTGTAAACGTTTCTATCATGTCACAGATTAGAATAATCGCATTGGTGCAAGTATTGATATACTCCCTGTCTTCGGGCGACATATCCGACATGAGGCTCTGCATATTCTCCGTTTCACCTTCGTAGCTGTCAAGATATTCACGTATTACCCGATCCTCTATCTTTTGCATTTTTTCCTTTAGCAAAACGGCTTTGGCGTATTGCCTGTTGATTATATACTGGGAATGCTTGTTCTTTAGAGCAATCATTTGGCTATCCTCTCTAATTGCTCTCCTCATTCTCTCTAAGACATCTTCGGGTAGGTCGTTTATAGTTAGTTTGTTCATTTGTTTTTATTTTTTTCCTTTAAATCTTTCGCATATTCTTCCGTATCGGTCACACGCACATACCCTATGACTTTTTACCATACAGAAGCATGAGTTTTCAATAAAATCTTTAGCGTATGCACATCTTCGACAATACACAGCAAAAAGGATTTCTTTTTTCTTTGGCATTATCTTCGGCTTTCTCCCTCTATTTTTACCACATTAAACATTTCTTTCACCCGGTCGGCGATATAGGCTCCATATCGTTGAGAAAGCTCTGTATCCGGGTCAAGATTCGTAGTCATGTGGGTATAGAAATTATATCGCTGCTCATAACGGAGTTGCAATACGGTCTGAATGGCATTAATACCCGTACCAAAGTGTTTGGCATCCATAGGTTCCCTTCCTACCTCGTCAATAGCAAGATTGTGCATGCACGACCTGTCTGTGTATAGGTTCAGTCCAGCAATACCTTTCTCGGCAAACTGCAAGGCAATTTCGGCAGCACTGGTAAACTGAAAGGTCAGCCCCACATCTGCACCACCAATACAATAACGGGCTATTTTTGCCGTATAGTTCTGCATCCCTTTCAACAAAGTGGACTTACCCACCCCAATAGGCCCATGCAGCAACAACCCCTTGCTTACATCAAATACTCCGGGAATCCCCCAAACCCATTGATAAAGAGCTTTCAGCAATTGGCGATTACTATTATCAACCGTAAAAGTTGGCGAGATTGCTTTCATGGATGCAACAAGTTGATTACGCCAATACATATCAGCCTGTTCTTTACTCCATTGTTTCTGATTAACTTTGCTTTCCGAATACGATTGATTTGATACCGGCGGAGCTTTCGTCCGGCTTTGTATCAATTTTCCGATTGTTTCCATTTCTTGCTTGAGATACAATTTCATTAAACTTAGAATTGATGTTGGTTACGCTGAAATTATCAAATATCCATCCCTCTTTAATTGATGAAAGAAGATATTGAAGTGCGTATAGCAGAGATTCATCAGAAACATCCATCTGTTTTTGTTCCCTTTGAAACCTAAGCTTCTTTAATAGCTGCGACATAGCACCTGCATCTTTAGCAGTCCAGTAATAATCGCTTCCATAAATTTCTTTAAAATAGTCACAGAAAAGAGTACGGGCTTTTACGTTGATAGCTTTAGGCTCACTTTTACTCCTCTTACCTCCCCCTTTCAAAGGGGGTGAGGGGGATATATTATTTTCTTGTTTACTCTCTTCTAATATAATCTCTTCTTGCGATGTTTTGGCGATTGGGTGGCTATCGGGTGGCGATTGTGTATCTATCGGGTGGTGATTAGGTGGCGATTGGGTGGTGACCAAATTGTTATCGGGTGGCGATACATATCTACTACTTTTCCACCGTCTTTCGTTACCTCGTTTACCTGCATCAGATAATTTAGCTCTTTTATCGTCTAACGGCTTCATACGCATATTTAAAGATTTGGAGTAGAAACACTCACCGTCATCAGTGAAGGAAAATAACCCAAAGTCATTTATTATGCTTTTTATTAAAGAAGCATCAGAGCGTAAATCAAAAGCAAGAACGTTGTAATCCACTTTTAGTACATAGTCTTTGCTATCCCTCAATTTTTCTATCAAAGCCCAATATAGCCCATAACCTTCCCATTTATGCTTTATGCGTAAAGCTATAATCTTATCATCGCTTCTTGCGTCGCTGTCGTGTGGAAAGTAATTCTTCATTATTTGTTTCTCCTTATTGCAAAGTATAGCAATGCAATTGCGTTCCATATAACATGAGCAAGCGGATGAAGCCCGCTTTCCTCGTCTTTCGTTTCACCTTTTCGATATGCTACCAAGTGCCTAAGAAGCGCAGAATAATATCGGTTTTCCGCGTCAGGAAGATTCTGCCAGCTATTAGGAGCATACTTTTTTGCGCCAAAGTGATATACCTTAACGACTTCCTCTATCAAATCCAGCGGGAGCAAATCCCAGCGGAGTTTGTCGTCCTTGTAATCATTCTTAAATGATTCTGCCATAGTTATACATCTTTCAGGTAATCGGTTACTACTTCTATAAACTCGTCAAGCGAACGGACAACAACGTACTTAGCACCGATACTTTCAAACTCTTTCTGATAGGCTTTCTGATTCTCCGACTGCCTGCCTGTTTTAGTTTTCAATTCAATTCCACAGAAAGGATAGAACTTATTCGGTATGAGAAGTATCAAATCAGGGAATCCTGCACGAACGCCCATTTGCTTGAATTTTGCTGCTTCAATGGCGTTACGTTTTCCGCCATTAGGCGCATGAACAAGCCGCTTCTTCCATTTAGGATATTTCAAATCCCAATATTTAATTATAGATTTTTGGAGAGAATCTTCTAAATGTCTCATACATATTTTATTTTCAATTCAACACTCACAGGTTTGTCTTTCATCGTAGAGAAAGCATCAAGCAATTTATCCTTGATTGTTTCCAAAGGTTTTGTTAGGATGTGGCTCTCTATTACTGTAAGCGGTAACTTTTTCCCGCTGTGTGTAATGAGAGCCATAGAGGTAATTACGTAGGGTTTCATGTTTTATAAAATTTCTTTGCCTGCCTTGCAATCTTTTTGTTTAGCTTACTTAGCATCTCATACTGCTTGCTGTCACCTCCTGCATTATGAATGTCACACTTTCGGTCTATCACAAGTTTCTGAACAATTGCAATTTCGGTTTTGGTTAATGTAAGTCTCATGGTAAATATATTTAGAGGAGAAGCCCCGAATCGAACAGGGCACGCTGTTTTGCTGGAATTATTGAAACTGAATATAAACTAACCTTAAATAATCATGGCAAATCACACTATGTCATTCCAATACGTTCAGCGCTACCATATTCTCCGTTTTCTCGCCAGTTCCCGTATACAGTGCCATTGGCGTAACCCTGATTGGGCTTGACGAGGAAGTGATTCTTAATAAATGAAAATACCTTCACAGGCTCTTGTTCCCGGATAGGCGGTCAAGCCACACCGGAATAGTTAATTTGTTAGCTGATTAAATCTTAACCTGAACCTTTCACAGGACTTCTACATCAGTAGAGGGCTTTTGGTTTATTTTATTAAGTCTAAAATCTTTGTTTTGGCAATAGCATCCAGCTTCATATCTTGAAGCCCCTGCTTCATGTATTCTGCCGCCTTTTTGTTGGCATCATCCATGTTCTTTGCGGAAATGAGAACATAGTACTTGTTGCTTTTTCCATTGCCTCTATCGTCAACGAAAACATCAATCAGAGTAACCTTGTAAAAGAACTCATCAGCCTGCTTCTCATTGACAATCTCACGTATCTTGCTACGGCTGATTGCGAAAACGTCACACTCCATATTGTTAGAAGCGTACATTTCAAGTCCTTTCTGTTCTGCCTGACAGAACAAATCTACATCAGTGATGAATTGCTCGGTAACTTCTTTTTCATCGCCTTTCTCGTTAACCTTGTTTACTTTAAGCTTAAATTCGTACAGCATGGTATTTATGTTTTAAGTTACACATCAGAAGGGAAGATCGTCGTCATTTATTGAAGCAACAGGCGCTTCCACCGTAGCAGCCGCATTGCTTGAACCCTCAAAATCATAAGGCTTGAAGTCTCCAAGATAAACCTTTGATTTGGCCTCTGCCTCCGTCTTGTTCGCGTCCCTGTATTGCTTTGATAAGGACTGCTTGCAATAATGCGTCTTCCCAAATTGGCTCGGTTCTCTTCGCTCATTAACATTAAGGCCAAGATATACGGACTTCGCTTTCAGATTTTCGTCCATGCTTACATACAAGTCATTTTCCTCAATGGGAATAATAACACACTTTTTGTTTTTAATTGTTGCTATGCCTGTCTTTTCAAGCTTCAGCAAATCTATGCTTCCGGTTAAATTCATAAGAAAATGTTTTTAAATATTATAAAGTTCTTCTTTTGTTTTAAGTAATCCATATAGGTTATTTGAATGGATATAATAGCAGAAATCTTCTATTATGTTTATATTATATTCTTTTGAGGAATCGGTGTAATGACACTCTATGGGTTCATAAGGAATAAATTCAGTATGTACAACGTCAGTAAACATATTTTTCCTATATCCCCCGAACTGAAATAAATCAAAATAAAATGTAGAGCAATTAAAGATATCAAGATAAAAAGTCCATTGGCACGATCTTGTATAATCATCTGTGTGCGGAGTGGAATATTTGGTCTTGATGTCTCGAATCACCTTGTCGTATTTCAAATCGGCATATCCATGCACATGAATATCAAACAAAGACGAATAAAAATCTTTTCCTCCATGCACTTCGTGCTCTCCCGGATACTTATTCCGGTAATAAAGGCATTTTCTACCGCCTTGCTGTTTAATCTTACAATAACCCCATCTTCTTCCTGTTCAAATATTCCGTTACCTATATATGTAGCTTTTCCTGTTTCTACAATTTTATGAAAACAAGATCCGATTGTAGCGTAGGAATTAGGCTCTTTTTTCCCTGAAAGAACGTTTAGGAGGCGCTCCTCCGTATCCCATACAGAGTGCTTGTCTCTGAAACGTCTAAAGGCTTCTAAGGAAGTTACACTTATACGATACATAGGTTATTGTTTTTTAAATGTGATAGCGTAAGATGTAGAAGATGAACGGGAAGGAGGATAAATGGTATATATTTCTCCTGTTTCTTCATCTATTTCAGTTTTACTTCCATTTATAAGCTTAAGATAACTTTCTCTATTCTTTATTTTTTCATCTATATCTCTCTTTGCGTCGTTCAGCTTATCCCAAACAGGATCATTACATCCTGTAAAATCATATTTTACGGAAGTTTCCTTGATCTGAATAGTAGCACCTTTATATGAAGAATTCTCTCCTTTCCCGTATCTCTCCAATTCTTTGATAGTAGACTCCCTAACTTCGTTGTTTTTTAAAAACAAGGAAATTGTATCACTTATGCTTTTCATTTGCACGACAGCTTCTATTGCGGATATTTCTCCGTTAAGCACATTTTCTACAAAATAGTAAGCAAGGCTTTCTTGTTCAGATTTTGTTGTTGGAATTTTTTTTATTGACAATTCGTTGCTCATTGTGAATTTTTATTTATTATGTATTTTTCGTAATTGGACGATATTATGTTTATATCCTCTTGAGATACCTTATAATTTGCATCTATAAGATTAACTAATGAAAGCCTCTTCCCCTCTTTTTTTGCGGCATCAAGTCGCGCATGGATCCATCCCATAAGTTTTTCATCGTTTAACTGGTTTCTGTTTAGCATCTTACGATTGTCTATTGTCGGAGTAGGTTGTGGCTGTATTTTATTATATTTGGTAGTATCTTTATCCCAATATACATCTGCTCCTATTCCTAATGCTTTACAGGCTACCGATATAGCATCCGTCAGTGCCATCTTATAACATTCATCAGAAGTATAAAGACCGTTTTTTTCATTGGTCACGAATGAAGAACCGCCGACACCTTGAATAGCTTCACTCCATTCACCATTCATCTTTACATATAGATTTATATGAACAAAACTCGATATTACGTCTCCCCCTCCTTTTTCAGCCCACATCCTTAATATTTCATACCTCCATCCAAATCCGCAAACTCCAAATTCTTCTGTTAGCTTCTTTATGCGCCACATCGGATTTATATCAGACATTCCTTTTAGCCTCCCCGCAATGATGGTTTTTAAAGCTTCTTTCGGAACTTCCCTAATTCTATTGTATAAATCCAAGTTTGATTTATTATCCATATATTTATATTTATTAGTTTAACAATATCTTGATAACTCCTGACTGACACAAAGGCTCATTCTTTCTTCTTCAAGCTCATCAGGTGTGTAATCGTATTGACTGCGTTCTATTTCTGTGCGCAATTCCTCTATATCTTCCTCTATAAGCTGAATAATTTCCTCCTTTGAAGAATATCCGTATTCAGGAAGATACGCTAATGGGGAGGACTTAACTTTATTCAGTTCCTTATATAATTCTTCAAGCTCATTTTCCATTATTTCTTCTTTTGAACCGCCCGTACAAGGTTAAATCAAAACGGTGCGCACTTCGTTTCTCTCGCGGCTTTTAGTACAGTAATAGCACTACCTTATTGCGGTTGAAATAGGTCAAACCTCTATTATCTCAAATTTTCCTTTTCTGATATATATCTTATGGTTATAGTAATCTTTGACTATTGCGTAATCAGATTCCGGTCTAATATTATCCGTACGATCTTCTACATAGGAATCGTCGTAGGCTTTCACCGTTGCACTGCCGCAGGCTTTCACCGTTGCACTGCCGCAGGCTTTCACCGTTGCACTGTCGTAGGCTTTCACCGTTGCACTGCCGCAGGCAAAAGA